CCCTTCATGACCTGTGTGAAATATTCCATGACCTCTTCTGCGCTTGCAATTGCCGAACTCCTAATCTGTGCCCGCTTCTCTGCGATATATCGAGCCACATTAGGCTTGCTTAATAATTGACTGGCGGTCACATGTGCGGAACGCTCTTTATACCCTGCATATATAGCGGCTTCTCTGCCACTTGCACACTGCAACCACTTTTCACAAAAGCGCATTTCTTTTTCGGTCAATGGTCTATCTGGCGGTATATTTGCATATCTTTTATTCATATGCTTATTACCTCCGACTTATTTCTTTTTCTTTCTTGTTGTATTTGTTTCTTTTTTCTCAAATAATTTATCTAATGCCGCTTTTCCTTTTTTATTTGTTTTACCATACCCAACATCATCTATGGTGGAAACAAATCTTCTTTTGGCATTCTTATCGGGATTTGATTTCTTTGTTGCCATATTTTATACCTCCACTGTAATGACTAACTGCTTTTTGCCTGTACTTGTACGCTCTACCCGCGCACTTTTGAAATGATACTGTGCATCTCTATGTACTACTATCTCATGCTCTGCATGATTATTTGTTACAATCGCACCTGTCCCGCGCCGCACAACCATTTCCATTCTGATATCTCGGTTATCAAATGAACCATGTGCCCGCGTGTATGTCGTACTTGTGTATGCTTTGTGTGTATAATTTGCATTTTGTAATGCCGTATTTAATGCTTGCAACTTGGACGGGTCACGGTCTACATCGTTTACAAGCTTTGAGAACGTACGGTCTGTAATACGTGAATCGCCTAACATTTTACCTAACGCACCACCATCAACATATCGATATGTATTAATTGCTTCTGACATTGGCTTCATTCCTGCATCTATTCTGGCAATGTCATTTCTTACCATGCGCGGCGTGTATGGATTAAAATTTGTATCCCAACTGGAATATGGGGAATGTATTGTTTGTCCGCCACTTAACAAATATGCATTAATGTTATACGCCTTGGATGTTCCAACATATAATGACCTTCTGTCACCAAACCCATACCGCTTACCGGCTTCATCACCTGTTTGTCCCATCGCGGCCTGCAATCTTGGAACGTCTGCTCTGGTGATATCATGCGGAATATCTTCCGGCGGCGTTGTAGGCGTTGGAGGCTCTGGAATCACAATCGGAACGGGATTAACTACCTGTTGTAAACCTCCACCGCCTCCACCACGGCTTCCCATTTACTTACCCTTCTTTTTGGCCGCGCTTTTTGTTGTCTTTTTTGTCTTTACACCTGCATCGTTAGGCTTATCATAAACAAGCTTCTGTAAATCCTTAGACATTCTTGCTAAATCAGCCGGACTTGCCTTGAATTTCTTCTTAATCGCTTTACTTGTATCTGTTGCCATAAATTATTCCTCCTATTAATTAACGCAACCGCGTATGTTCTCTCATTACTAACACACTACGTGTTAACGGCATGTAGAAGTCCATATACCGTGCATTGTTACCACGTCCACTGCCTTTACCATATGCATATGCCGCACTACGGTTACCGCCGGGGCAATGTATTACATTGTAACCTTTATATAATGCATATGCGTTGTAATTGTAACCAAATCCACGTTGTACTTGAGACGACTCATTACCAAACTGTCTCTGTATACTATCTTCCGTAACTACCTTTGCCACGGATTTGTCAATATATCCAGTAACGCTTGTTTTTGTCGCATCCACACCTGAATACATATTTGCGTAATGCATACTTGTTGTCATATAAATTCCGTCACCATGCACGCCGCCGCCAATAAATGTTTTGTCGCCGTATAAGAATTGTTGCTGATATACGTCACCTGACTTAGATTGGTCACCACCTAAACCACGATAAATTTCCACTCGGTTTAATGCATTTGCTTTATATTGTGCATCATATGCCGCATCTGGTAGTACTGCCATTGGTCCATCATGATAATTTAACTTGTCAACTAATGCCTGTACTGTATTATTAGGATTCATTCCCTGCTGAATAATCGAATTATAATCCCTTTGTGAAAACTCTCTATCAACCGCGGCCACATATCTTGCCGCATCTTCAGGGGATAAATTCCTAAAATCATCAATGTTATTTACCGGCGGACCATCATAATTTGCTGGCTGGGGGATTTGTTGAACCGGCGGTACTACTGGTGTCGGATTTAACGCTAAACCGCCTCCGCCGCCATTGCCTCTACTTCCCATAATTAATTACCTCCAATATTACTTTGCTCTACGTGTTCTTCGATTTGCTCTATTCGAATTTCTATCTGCCCTTGAACCTCGCTTCATTGTAGAATCATTCACATAAGCTGAATTCAAAAATGCATCCATTGCTTTTCGATATGCTTGGTGTGCCGCATCTCGTTTATCTAAATCTGCTTTAGTTAATCTCTGCACTGTACCCCCATTATTAACAACACGATTTACATAATCTGTTGCGGTCACATTACTTGGCAATTGATTTATATCTCCGCGTGAATTTTGCCAATACACCTCTTTATTTCTCAATTCAATAATGAGGCCCATTTCGTTTCCATCAGAGTCGGATACGGCAAATGTATTTGCAACACTTCCAATATTTCCGCCGCCCCCTCTACTTCCCATTTTTCTCTTCTCTCCTCTGCTTGTACTCGCGCTTAGTTTTTTCCCATCGCTCGTTAAATGGAATTTCCCATCCATTTAACTCAAACCAATAATCACGCAACCACAAAACCAAATCTACATTCGAATAAGTGCTGAACAACTCCACCTGTGTGTTGCGCTTGGTAACTTCATCCCACACTGCTTTTCTAACGACAAAAAGTGATATAGGACGTTTCTCCTTATCACTATACCACTGATTCCGATTTACTAAAAGTTTCTCGTCGAACTTTAAATTAATTGCATTTTGCAATTTTTTAACCATGGTCGCATACCCTGTTGCCATGGTTATCTCCTACGCCTGCGCCTACTCGCTCGGCGCTTGTAACTCCGTTTTCTGACCGTCTGTCTCGCCGCCATACTCAACTGTACCTCCGATATTGTTAATGCTTCTATCGGTAGATTCCTGCTCTATAGTATAGTCGTCATACTCTTCAATCGGAAGACTGATATACCATAAGAAACCCGCCACGGTCACGGCCTCCAGTACCACCATGACGCAAAATGCAATGAACCACCGACGTGCGCTTAACTTTAATTCGTGCAACAACTCTGTTGCCAATGTCGTTTTTTCTTCCATATATCCTCCTATATTATACATCATAATTACATGCGTTACTAGCGGCAACCCTTAAACATCACCCGCAAGTAATTCCACATGTCAATCACTCCGAGAACATCCGCGCCGTTTACATACGCGGTCAATAACAACCGCTTTGCAAGCTTCTCTGTTTCATCCAATGTAAGCACTTCGCTCTGTTTGAGTACTGTTGTGAAAATGTCTGTCATTTTAATATCCTCCTATTTATCTAATGACGTTAGTCAATTGATTCCATATTAGCTAAATCCGTTAGGAATTCTCTAATCATATCCCGCTTTGTGATATAGCGTGCTTTCTCCTCTTTGGTCATATACTGACCCTGATTTGCAAGCCGCTCATCGATTGAATTGAGTTTGTTGTAATACTCTGCGTATACTGTGTTTCTTGTTGTCATGTTCTTTTCCTCCTTTAATTTAATGTTTTAGCGAATTCATCTTTCGCCATGTACTCAACACCGTATTTGTTCAATGTTTCCATCAATTCTTTTGTTGTTTCCTGATGGACAAATGACGCGCCATTGTATTGGTTACGTCCACTGCGGAATGTTCTCTGTGTCCACAACTTGCCAGCTTTGTAAGCCTCACGGGTAACTGTAACCAAATACTCATGATATGCACCGCCAATTGCTTTGGGGGAATATGTATTTTCCCATTCATCAATCAAGCAACTTTTCGGAACCCACATCGAATCGGAATTCCAACAACCTTCCAATCGATAGGATACTAATACTGCCTTTGCTGTTTCTTTCCGTACGGTAACGCCGGACTTTTTCAGCATCTGAATCGCTTCGTATCCGAATCCCTGCTTTTCTAAGAACCAATTCTTAATTGCTACTGTCATCTTTCTGTCCTCTCTTTCTTCATCTGTAAACATTATATAACATGATTAAATAGAAAACAAGGGGGGGGGATAAAAAAAGATAGATAATTTTCTTATCTATCTTTTCAATCCGGCCCAGTAATATTCTTTTTTGCGCATCCGCTCCTCAATCCTCTGTTTATCAACTTCTTTTTTCCACGCCGCATACCGCTCACATTTTCCATGACATGTAATACTGCGGTCAGGACAATCTTTCGCACAAGGAATTTCCATACTTAAACCTCCAACATAAATTTGATAATTAAATAATCAACTGCGATATTTTCTGCAAGCTGTCCCTGCTTTATTTTATCACAAATATCCATCACCAACTCAAGCAAGTCTACAAGATGGTCGGCCGAATACACCCCACACTTTTCCTTTGCGTGTTTAATCTGCCAAGTACTCAAGCCTGTTGACCGCGCAACCGCGCTTCCGCTTGTTTGCACCTGCAATATATTACGGGCATTTGTATAAACCACGGACAATAGTTGTAATGCATGTGTACCAAACCTTTGACACTCACTGCACAACTCAAACGCGCCTGCACGGTCACCAACTAATAATGCATCGGTAAATTTAAATATTGCATCCTGCGGCGGCAGATAAATTAATCCAGATTTTACCGCACGTTCAATATCATCAGATGAAAGTGATTCTACATCGTAGGCACGGAAAACCTTATCCAACTCAAATAAAGTTTGGCCCAAATCTCCGCAAATATCCAATACACTTTTCGCAACTCTGTCACTAATATCAAACCGCTGTTGGCACTGTACAACCAACTCGCCTGCGGCAACTGAGTCAAAATCAAATATCTGTGACTTCCATGTCTTAGCAAATTTAAGTCGGTTATCTAACTTTGTTAGTATCAGAATTAGGACATCATTCTCAAACGCGTCTAACGCCGCCCATGCGCGTGCATCCGTAATAAATGAGTTATCCTCAGCCACGACATAAACTGTGCGTGTACGCGCAAATAAACGCGCCGTACGCGCCAATTTGCACGCTTCCAATACTGTGTCCACACTGCGCCGGACTGCGTGCAAATTGGCCGCTATTTGCTCAATATAAATTTGCTTGAGCTTCCACTCTTCGCCAATAAATACATAAAAATTAGTTGGCTCAGAGAATAACTTTTCCAGCATCATCCCGCCGAATCCTCAACACAAAACTATCCAGCACCATCTGGTCATTAAGCCTCTTTAATCGTTTTTCGCTCAAACATTTACATGCTTCGCGACAAATTTTTGCATACTTTAATCGATACATACGGTCTGTTGACACGAATCTGTGTGTGCATGCGTACACCACTGTGGTCAGAAAAAAGTCAACGTTATACTCTTTCACCACCTGTGCGCTTAACTTTAGTGCATTTGCTAATGTGACATTCAAAATATTATCCAGAACCTTATCAATAAATTTAATAAAGTCAACTCCGCCGGACTCCATCAGTTTGTCTACATCCTGCGGGACTTTGCAACACTCCGCGACTATCTTCCGCAACTCCGCATCACAACCATACTTACCATCAGCATACTCTAGCAACTCAACCACTGTGTAAATATCCATTGGAATCACCACTGCGCGACTCTGCAACGTATCTGGAATGTCACTCTGTAAGTTTGCAATCATGATGAATCGATTATTCACCACATCCTCAAGTGTTTTTAATAGCGAAAATTTTGCAATATCTGAAAGCGAATCATAGTCGTCAATCACAAATGTTGCGCCACGCACATTTAAATTTAAATCAACAACTTCCCGTGTAGATGCAACATCCGGCTCAATGGTAATGGCATCAGGATAAACTTCGGATATCAATGTGTGCCGTCCACTGCCCTCCTGTCCGACTAATATGATGAATCCAGCATTACACTCAATTAGATTCTTTTTTGCATTTTTCTGACCAATCACGTTCACAATTCTCCACGTTTTCAACTATCGCGCGTGCATACGCGCCGCACATATGCAACGCACGCGCATACTCTGCGCATATATCGCGCAACGTATCCATTTCCGACTCTAACTCTGCAATTTTATCCTGCGCATCTGCCAGCTGGGATAATACATATTCTTCGCAATTTTTAATTTCCATTTTTCACCTCAAACAAAATCACTTCGGCTTCAACTTCCTGCATCGGACGTGTAGACCATTTTATCTTCGCCTTCAACTTCATGCACAACTCCATCAACGCAACCAAATCTTCCTGCGAATATTTTAATAGTTTATGCAGGTAAACTTCGGGCACTATCTGCCGCTCTGCGGGCACACCATAATAAACTTTCAATGCACTGAGGACTGTATCAACACACTGTGTTAATACGCCAGACGCGTCATTTTGAGCCTCATATAGCCCGCCTAACAACTCCATGGTCAATGCCTCATTCCGTTCTAAAATTGCGCATAAAAGGTCTGTAATTGCCTCAAACGGAAACATTCCAAGCACCGCAACCACATCATCCACACTAATCTCATCTTTAAGCGCCAAACACTGCTCTAGTGTGGTCAATGCATCACGCATGCAACCATTTGACATCAGCGCGATATAATCCAGCGCATCGGGTTTAACTTTTCGCTTTTCACTTTCCACCACATCACTGAGCCTATGCACAATCACACTTGCCGGAATCCGCCGAAAATCAAATCTTTGCACCCGACTTAGGATAGTATGCGGAATCTTCTGCGGGTCTGTAGTACAAAATATAAAGATTAAATATGTCGGCGGTTCTTCGATTATTTTTAACAGCGCCTGCCATGCGCTGTTCGATAATGCGTGACACTCGTCAATAATATAAATTTTATGTTTTGAATTTAATGGCATCAATTTTGATTCCTGAATTATCGACCGAACATCATCTACACCGTTGTGGCTGGCCGCATCCAGCTCAACTGCAACATTTGCTCCAGCAATCTCATTTGCGAAAATACGGGCACAGGTAGTTTTACCCGTGCCAGCAACTCCGGCAAACAAATATGCATGCCCAACCTCACCTGTATCAATCTGGTTTTTTAATATTTTTACAATATCGGACTGCCCGACGACATCTACAAACTTCGTCGGCCTATATTTTACTGCCAGTGACTCCATCATCTTTATCCCTCTCTTTCTCTTTCACCAATACATATCTCGCATATCGCGTCGGCTCACCAAATCGATTAACTCCACGCGCCGTGACCGTGACAATATTCCATCCTGCGTCTCTAAAATCTTTAATACGTGCACTCAACCGATAACAACCATACAGTCCAATAGCTTCCGCACTGGTAATGTCCCCGTACTTCAGCAAATGTTCCATCACCGCGCCAGTAGCGCCGGTATAATTATTCTTCAACATTTTTCACCTCCGCTAATGGTCGTGTGTGCAATGAATGATATGCCACTCCATCATACACTAATCCATAAACATATCTAATATCATCTGTGCCCCAAACAGCCCACTGCTCTACGGCATCTTCCATGCCTAACATCTTTGCCAATACCAACACATCTTTGACGAACACACCCAAAGTAACGCCATTAGGGAAATTCGGATAATTCGGAATATGTAACGATTCATAATTATCGTGTCCAAGAACAACAATACGACCGTCCTCTGAATCAAATTCCAAATGCTCTGCAACAAACTTGTGCACCCGCAAGAATGTCTCTAACTTTAACATTTACTTGCCCTCCTGTGCCTTTAAATAGCCACTAATACTGTTCTTTCCCGTCAATGCGATACAACAATCATCCCGTGTCGGTAACGCCGCGTTACGTATCTGTAACGGCGTTTTGCGCGGGCTAACAATAACATCCACCGCCGAATCGATTTTTTCGTCCGACTCAATTCCACTTGTTGCGATTAACATCTTTCCAAGATGATACATTTCTACAGCGGTCAACATCTGCGTCTCACCGTCATATGACTTAACCGCCGCATAATATCTATCCTTCACCAACTGCCACATAACAATGGTCTGACTTCCCAACCGTCCAATAATCCCTGTGGACATGCGTTTGAACAAAAGCATTATTTCTCCTCCTCTAAATATTCCACTAACATCTTAAACAACTTCTCATCGATAACATAGCGATTAATGTCATCCCCAAAATCAAACACTACTGCGGAATATGGCTTTCCCATTGCAAACGCCTCCTCTTTATTTTTATTAAACCAATCCCTTTTTAACGTGAATGAATTCTTCAGCGATGTAGATGTTTTGCACTCCAGCAGAAACATGTCGGTCAATACGTCGCCTTTTTGAAAAGCTGTCGCGCCACTGTTAGCAGTCTTTCGACCGCCAACAGCATGCGCAACCTTCTTTTCCTGCCGACTTGAATAATAACGTGTCGGCTTTCTCATCAGAGTTTAACCTCTTTCATGGCCTTCATAAACTCGTCTTTAGCGGCTTTCTTGCCTGCCTTGAACCCTTCATCATACGCGTGCTGAATCCGCTTCAGAAGCTCCATACTGAGGTCCTCAACCGTCAATTCGGTGACACCAACAATCTGAGTTTTCAACGCTTTTCGATTTTCAAACCAATTTAATAAATCGGTCTCTGCAATGCGGTGAGTGTAGCCGGTACCTTTTCCGCTTGGAATCTGCATGGCTCTCAACTTTCCGCTCTTTACCGCGGCCCATACGATGTTATATGAAAGCTTTAATTCTTCCGCCGCCGCTTTCACACTGTAATATTTTTCATCTGTCATTATTATCTTCTCCCCAAAAATGTTTCTTAATCATCTCCCACAATTCAGTATTTTCAAACTCTGACCATGCCATCGTAAACAACACGAATAACATAGCACTAAAAATTGACATGATTCCTAAACCTATTGTAATTGCTATCAATTTATCCATTTACTTTCTCCTCTTCAACTATCGCGCTCTTTATAATCCAACCTTCCCATATTACTTTTTGTAACTCTGTCCGATACTGCTCAACTGCGGCATTCAACTCCTCATCAGATTTAAATGGATGCACGTAGTTATGGCCTCCACACTCCGGCCCGATTCCAAAATATCGGGACACTGGGTTAGTTAGTGTTCTTCCGCACTTCATACATGTGAATACTTCCGGTGCATAAATATCGCCGTGCAACTTCATGTAAACCATGCCCTTTGTTTCTTTTTCAACTGTACCAATCATCGTACGCAACGGCATTGGCTTGTTGGCATTCCACTTGCGCATAAAATCAAATTCTGCCGTAGCTTTCTTAGTCATATAAGCTTTTACAGTCACTCTGACTTCATGCACTTCTGGGGCCTGTTTTTCTTCCTGCAACAGCCGAATATGTAACCGCGTGTGCGGCGCGTAATCTGATTTACGCACATCCTTAATGGATGCATACCGCACACCGTTAATTTCAACTGGACCATGCCAGCTACTTATCACCGATAACAGCATGCTGGCACCACGGGAACAAATCCCTGCAACTTTGCATTACCGCCTGCTCCATAACAGCGCTCTGCAACTCTCCGCGACTCTTCAATGTATTTCCGACCAGCGGTGTGACTGACTTCATTGAAGCGCCTCCACCCCTCACGGACGTAAACCGTACGAATCACATGATTCTGCCGAATGTAGCACTTTACATTACCGGCGGATGTCATTGCGGCTAGCATTTCAGCCTTGGTCATCAGTTTTCTTGTTCTTGCTTTTGTCATCTTGTTGTCCTCCTTGCTTCATCTGTAAACATTGTATAACATGATTAAATGAAATGCAAGGGGGGAGGTGAAAAAAAATTAAATTAAATTTAAAACCATCTGTTTTACGCGGGATAAAACCGAATTATCCGTTTTTAATATTTCCAACAGCCGTGCCTGTCCTTGCACCTTATCCACCAGCACTTCACCAGTTTCGATATCATTGATGCTAAACCACGCACCGCGTTTATCTACAATCTCAAAACGAATCGCCAAATCTAGTAAGTCCCGAATCCAATCAATTCCAGTTTCATAATTTAATGTGTAACGTCCTGTTCGACGCGTTGGAGGACATGATTTATTTTTCATCATCGACATTAGGACCACATTGCCTGCCGGACTCTCTGCGCTCCGTGTAAGCTCATTACCTGCACTGTCAATGAATGGGCCTTTACTAAACTGCATTCTCACGGCACAACAGTGCTTCCAAGCCTTTCCGCCGGGTGTCGTTTGCATGGGAAACTGTGAACCAATCACTTCTCGCATTTGATTAATTCCAATTCCCGTGCATCTGTGCCGTGCCATTAAAGATTCTACACGTTTACTGAATTGCGTTAGCGGCTTGGATATTCCTCCATAGGTTTTCTCTTCAAGAGTTTTATCCCACTCCTGCTGGGACAGTAATACACCAATACTATCCAGCACCCATAAACCAACCTCATCTGTTTCAACCGCATCACAGATAATCTGGAAGATTTCTTCTGCTGACTGCGACTTGGGTTGCATGATAATAAGCTTCTCAACATCCACCCCAATCTTTTTTGCCCATTCCACATCAAGCGTATTTTCTGCGTCTACATATAGAACGTCGCGGTCACTCATCTTCTGATAGTTGGCAACAATATCTAATGCCGTTGTGGTTTTACCCCCGTGTTCTTCCCCATAGAATTCAATCAATTTGCCCATGGGCAAACCCCCGTAGGTACAGTAATTCATTCTAGGGCTTGAAAAAGGGATTCTTTTGTATGAGTAGTCATTGAGGCCAACAGTCACAATCTCCTCTTTTGCTTTCTTATTCACCTCTTTAATTAATGCATCTAATTTAGTCCCCATCTCTAATCTCCTCTACATACGGTAAACTTCTTAACTCTTTGACTAACTCTTGCCACTCATCGAGCTTATGATTTGACCGCTGATTAATAATTGTCATCACGTTTTCGTAACTCATCGTAATGGTTCGACGCTGATTATAAGAGGACGGAAGCAACTGAATCATCTGATACCACCACGCTTTATCCTTCGTCTCTAAATACCCTTCTCGATACAGATTTAAACAGTCAATAGTAGTTTGCAACACACCTATTGGCTGATTCGCATATCTTCTACTGGAGTCTCCAAATAAATGCTCATGGCTGAAGTCATCTAGTTCAAACTTCTTGGCGTGAATCTTGTGCATTGTAGAACATGAGTTACTGGTGGTTCCAATCTTGTAAGTGTCGAATTCCTTCCACCAATATAAGGGTGCCGTAATATCCAAACTAACGAAAATCTGTCTTAAATACTTCCTGTGTTCTGTTCCTGCTTTGTACAGTCTTTGCATCAAATCTAAATCATTCTGACCAATTTGGAATGTGTCTTCTGTATAAAATTTACTATCACTTTTATTCCATGAATTCATTGGATTCCTCATGCCGCGTATAGCGTGCATGAATCCCCACACATCTACATTACTAATCTTTATCATTTTTATTCCTTTCTAAATATTTAATACAGGCATCCGCGAGAATACGTGCTACGAATACCCCAAGCGCAAACTGTATAATATACAACAGGTTACTCATTCTTCTTTCCTCTCTGCCCTTCTTTCTGATTCCAAAATATTCTTAGTCCAGAGTGCATCGTACTCATCTTCTTTACCTGCTTCATAAGCAACGTAATTCATTACTGCATAAATGCCATGCATAAACGCTTTCTTACCGTGCTTTGCATCATGTACACCGCAGAACAGTTCACACTGTGTTAAGGTCTTGTACACCTCTTCCCAAGCGTTCATTTTTCAGACTCCATGCATGCAATAGCAAGCAAAATTATCATTACGATATAAATCATTCTTCTTTCCTCTCACCGTCTTTCAGATAACGATTCATATGTATACGCACCTTGTTAATCAACTTGTGCAGGTGCTCGATTGTCTTTGCTGATAGGTCAAGGTCATCCACGGCATCGTGCAATTCATCAAGCACATAGAAGTCAATGAACATGTCACGGTCACTCATTACATCGTCATCCCATTCAAATATATCTCTGTGTTTCATTCTTCTTTCCTCTCTGCGTTGCTACAAAAATCCTCTTCATTCACTATTCTACAACTTAATGCACAGTAGTGATGGAATCCACCTTCACGGAAGGCTTTGTACGCTGAACAATCTTTGCACCTAACCAACTCTTCAATTGGCTCACCATAGAAAGTTGTGTACTCTTCTATAGCACACGGGTTATCTTTTGGCGCATGGACTATATACTCTTTCATTCTTCATCCATCCCAAACCATGATTTGATTTTCTTAATTACCAGCTGACCGATTTCCGTCTCTTCTAATAGAGACCATGCGAATGACCAAATGGCGAGTATGCAAGCCCCGAGTAAAGATGCAATCATAATTACAAATACGCAGTCTTCAATCATTCTTCTTTCCTCTCTTCTTATAATCTTTGCACTCACAATCGTCAGAAATGTCATCTATATACATTACCTCGTCATCTGTCATAAGCCAACAGACATTATATTTATTTACTGTATACTCTCCGCAAAATTCACATGATTCACACTTTTTCACCTTTTCAGGCATCATTCTTCTTTCCTCTCTGCCCACTCCGTTTTTTCTTCATCCCAATTCATTACAAGAATTTCCAACGCTTCTGCGCTTTCAGCGTATCCGTCACGATTCCATTTACGAATTGTAGTAAGAATGTATTGGATAGGAATTGCATCGACTGTCGGCATTTTTTCGACGTTCTCAATCACTTCATTGATTGCGATATGTCCATTATTAACCGGGTCCCATTCATCCCGCCATTTTTTCAATGCCTCCATCAGCACATCTGCACCAATCACTCTCATTGTTCTTTCCTCTCTGCATTACTGCAATAGTCGTTTTCGCAAACAATGTAAGTCATATACTTACATCCGTTTTTATACGGGTCTTCACCCCAGTATTTGCAATCCTTGCACTGTATAACTGGCACCGCGTCATCTACACTCACATCGGTGATATCTGGGTCATGCCACTCTTCATCTAGCAAGTACTCATACCAATACTCTTCACTATGCAAATCATCGCGGTCACCATATAAGTCAATTCGCTCATGGATATATGCTAGTTTCTTCGCGGCCTTACGAATCACTTTCTCTACGTTAACTGTTGGCAACGCATCAATATCACTTCGATACGCAATATCCACATATTCATATTGGCCGTCTCCCATTGACTCTAACTGCCGGTCATAATCTAAATCATCTACATTAACTAATCTCACTGACCACTACCTCCCATGTGCGTCAACTCCATTTCCTGCATTCTGCGGGACAACACTTTTTTACAAGACGACATTAGCTCCTGCGCGTTCTCAACTTTACTTTTCATGATTCGATATGCTCGGTTATAACATATGTTTGTTAACTGTTCTTGCTGGCTTGCAAGCTCTGCTTGGCTGTCCTTATCGGCAACGGTGCCGTGCTCCAACTTCGACCGCTTTGAGTGGTACATCTCTTTCCACACGGCTTTCGATATATCATCTCTAACGCCTAACTGCTCGCACATTCCACCCGCAAAATAAATATAAGTAGACAAATTCAAACACCAATCTTCCAACTCCACATCAGTCGGCGGGTTCTGTCCATCCGACAGGCATTCACGGATAAACGCAATATATTTATCCAAATCTTTACAATACGGATTAATTATCGACTGCACGATATTATCAATCGACTTGGAATTGTCTTCTACATGCAGGCGAATCTTCTCAACTTCATCAATTTTCAGATTCTCGTAAATCGACACCTTCACCCTCCTCGTCAAGCTTTATATAATACTCAATAAATGCCCCACAACGCGTGCAATGACAACAATGGACAATTCCTTCACCATCCATGCCATAGTCCTCGAAACTAAAATCTGAGTCCCATATGACCGATTTATTCCCACAATGGAAGCATTCACTCATTTCAACTCCAGCAACTCATTAAAATCATAATCCCACAACACCCGACGCTTTCGACCAGATATCTGGCAAATGTTGTCTACAACCGGCGACGTAAAATCATACCGCAAACTTTTAAACCCAAAATCATCACGCAACTTAGTTAGATATCGAATGTCGATAAACTTGGTAACATCTTTGTCAATCCACCAGCAGAGTATTCCTGCACGTACCCCCTTAATTCCTGCCTTTACCAACAGTCCGCGCCACTGCACTGGAGTAATACGGTCAAATGGCAACGTATTGCCATGCACCGATTTACACTCAAGGTAATACTGCGTTGGATATTTATACACAACTAAATCACAAATATTGGTACTGCCTTTGTAAAAAGTAGTTTGGTCATGTATGCGGTCCACAGATACATCTGGAAGCTTTTCAAACCCCGCACGCACACACTGCTCAAACTGTTTACCACGATTCACTTTATCCATTTCCAGCCTCCGAACAAACTTTGGAATATGCACAATATTGGCAAAACTTTGGGCCTGCATCAGCAGGCATCGGCGGAACCTCACCAGCCTCCACATGCGCGGTCACATCAAGCATTCTATCCGCAAGCGCTTGCCGCATCTCATCTGTGACATGAAACATGAATGCTTTTAAATCTAAAATATCGCGATTGATGTAAAGGAAAATAACATCATCGATTCCAAATGCTAGCGAATAAGCAATTCCCTGATTATAGTGCTTCGGGTCTACATCTTTTCGAAACTGCCATTTGTGACTCGTTTCGGTCTTTATCTCAAGAATGTAATATTTACCCTTATAACGAATAATACCATCACACAAAAATGACATATTCAGCAACTTGTGATATAGCTTCGTTTCCATTCCATTTCCACTTTTTGAGACAATCTGTAAATAATCCAGACCACGCGACTGTACAAACTTTGCAACATCTACATAATCACAATCAAATCCATTTGCACGCATATTCGCAACATATCTCTGCGTTCGTGTATGAATATCTGTTCCTGCATTAGTGATTCCTGCGAGTGTGTACGACATCCGTGACAAATCCTGTTCCGCGCCGGTCAATTGAAAGTACATATTACGCACACAATTCATCGAGGACGGCTTAAACGACTTTGACGGAGGTTTAACCACCTTATTTGCATCCACCTCTATAGAGCGCCGTAAAGCGCTTAAAAAGTCCGATTCAACAGGTAAATCGGATGTAACTTCACTTAACAACCGCATCACATTTTTTAACGACCCCATAACACCTCCTACAATGCAATATAAATATGACCAATAGTGTTTGTTCCATCTTCGTAATGATATCGTTCTTCCTCTAACGAGTAATAGCCAATAACCTGCATTAATGTATCACAATCAAATATACGTTCCTCCGGCACTTCAATTATACACGACTTAATTGGCCACGGATTCCACTCCACACAAATCGGCTTTATTCCTGCACCTCTCAAGTAATTCAGGATTTTCTTCTCTTCCGCCATTATCGCGGACTCACGCATTTCATTAATTCTATCTTCTAATAACATATTATTTTACCTCCTATTTAACGATGTACTTTGTATTTGGGCAGTGATATCCAATGGTTCGCTCATATGCATCTTGCTTAGCATACAATCTGCATCTTGCCTCTGCATCTAATAGATTGTTATAACGCTCCAGATACACCTCACGGCCATCTTCCAGAACCATGTAAACCTTATATGTTTTTCTCATTTTGTTCACCTCCATAACGTTAGTCTGCGAAACTAACGACCCAACGCCGAACGACAACCTTACGTCCAGTGACAGACTCTATATGATTAATCGAAGTGAAGAGCAGGTTAGCCCAAAACTCTTCTCCAATTTCATCACTTTCAATCCGTGCCTGCTTAACGTTGCTTGCGTATCCCTGAGCCTCAGCCATCATATTGTTCATTTCTGTGCTTGTCATTTCTTTGTCCTCTCTTTCTTTATCTGTAAACATTGTACTACACGATTAAATAAAATACAAGGGGGGGGGATAAAAAAAGAGATAAATTTTTTATCTCTTATTCCGCAAGCGCGATAACATGAATTGAATCATCTGTTACTAAACTGATTGCATTCGATTTACCGAAACTAATATCAATCAACTCCCCTGTGCATCCTTTTAAATGCCGGAGCAACATCCGAACATCTACAGAGCATTCATACTCCTCAGCACCAAACGTATAACTGTGTGATTCAACCGTATCAACACCATCGCCAACAGCGCTCTCAATTGTAATGATTCCGTTACTGAATTTAAGATTCACCAGACAATCTTCATATGCCGTTGCAAAATAACCAACCCGCTTTAAACTTCGCAACAGCTCGTTATTACGCACTCGGTAAACTTGGTCATATTTAGTAGTCAACAAATCGATAATGTCCGCAATTTGATAATCTTCAATTCCGCGCATTTCGTTCGTGTAGATGATAGTTTTACCATCGTCAATGGTAATTGCACCGTCGTACACGCGCACTACCGCACTATCTGTCAACGTTTTAAACAGATTAACTGTGGACAGATTTAACAACTTTGGAGTTTTTAAAGTTTTAAATTTGATTCCAGCAATCTGAATCGTATCGGTGCCGATTATATAATCGCCAAAATACACACCGTCATACGGAGTCCCTTCAGCCTGCTTTGATACAGATGGAACCACCGCCGTCAATATCAGTTTATTAATGGCAACGGGCACATCGCATGCTTCACACACTGTTCCAACCGACTTTAGCGGGTCAGGATACTTAACCATCTCACCACGCTCATCTGCTGGCAATGCCAACCTATACATGCCACTACCGGCTATCAACAGCGAATTATTCTCAACTTTAAGCTCTATAGTTTCACCATCAAGCAACGGCAACAGCTTTGCAAACCTATCCGCAACCACCACGGCATAAAAATCACCGACACCGGCAAATTCATCTCTGCAATAGAGATAGTTAACACCGTCAGTAGTGCACACGGTCACAACCCCATCAGCACATTTAATTAGCATTAAACTGGTAATTGGCAACAGCTTATTATTGCCAACACCAGCCATCGCACGCTGAATCAAATTTGCAAATCTAACCCTATTCAATAACATTTATTTTCTCTCCATACCACCGTTTGGTTATTTCTACATCACAGTTAATCGGTATCGTCAACTTGCCTTCCGCCGCCTCTGACATCAGTTTTGCAAAACGCTCAGAACATTCCTTCACATTCTCTTCAGGACATTCTGCAATTAACTCATCATGGACGGGAATTAATAATCTAAATCCTAACTCTTTTAACCTCTGGTCAGTCCCAACTTTAATCATCGCCAGCTTTGACATGTCGGCGGCACTGCCTTGAATTCGTGCGTTTACACACTGCCGTTCTGCATCTGCAATCTTTGACCGATTGTCAATTATCCAGATTCCTTCTGCGTTTGCTTTTTCGAAAACTTTACGATAATTCCAAGGCCGTGAATTCCGCAACATTCGCTCATAACGTCTACAAGTGTCGGCAGGTACTTCTGCCTCTCCATCTCCGACATCTGCACTTCCAGTATTGTTGTCGCGGGCATTGACATCAACTGACCATTTGTATTCAAACTCAGGTAATTGCAAATCGGGCAGTCTGCGCTTTCTACCCCACAGTGTAGTAACGTATCCTTTTTCATATGCCATCTCCAAACTATCCTGCTCAAATTTTGGAATTGCAGGAAAACCTTTAAATACAGAATCTTTTATTGCCTGCGCTCTATCTGTTGTGGTCCCCAACTGCTCAGCAATCGACGGCACTCCCCTGCCATACAACACTCCCAACAAGATACTTTTCGCTTGAGAACGGCGCGCTTTGCCTTCGGGGTTAGTTGTTCCATCTGGTCTAAACTCAAGGCAATTTTCATAAGTTGTATTGAAAGACAAAGATGCAATTTCAGCATATAAATCTTTTCCCTCCCGATACGCTTGTATCATTTTCTCATCGCCACACATCTGTGTCATGACTTTCGGCTCTTGTTGCGAATAGTCACTGCTCATCAGGACATACCCATCAGATGCTTTGAACATCTTTCTGATATCTTTATTATGACTCGGAATATTCTGTAGATTTGGGTCACTGGAGCTAAATCTTCCCGTATCCGCGCCGTACTGGTTAAATGAACAATGCACTCTCCCATCAGCGCCAACACAATTTGGTAGTTTAACGATATATGTTGACAGCAACTTTGCAACTTCCCGATATTCCAATATTGTATCAACAATAGAATTGACTAACGGGTCTACATCCTTGTCTTTTATCTTTTTCAGAATTGCTTCGCCGGTCCCTCTTGGTGTTTTCTTGTCAACAGATGGAACCATTAGTATGTCGTAAATCAATACGGCAACCTGACTCGGACTTGCGATATTAATCGGACTTTCCAACTTAATTTGTGGGTGCTCAATTCTATATCTATTAATCAATTCAGATTTATTTTCCAGCAACGCTACAAACTTTTCGGTAATTGAATCCAATTTTTTCGTGTAGCGCACTTCCAGCTCTTTCGCATACGCCTTATCCAACTCAATGCCAGTATCTTCCATTTTTGCAACAACAGATACACACGGCATCTCAATGTCCAGAAATACATGAGCCAAACTCCGCATATCTTCTCTTGGATGGTCATAGCGCAACCATTCTGATTGAAACTGATACAATTCAAACGTTATTAGAGCGTCATGCGCGGCGTATAAGTAAAATGTATCAACTGGAATTTTATCCGCGCTCACGCCCTTGAAAAGCGCCCCAAAACTGAATTCATCATCCGCATCATCCAGCACATATTTCTGATGCAGTGCCTTTAAGCCTTTATGCTCTTCATTTTCATTCATCACGCGGCTTGCTAAATAACAATCCCACCAGCAATTAACATCTACACCTAACTGATTTGCTATAACACGAATATCAAACTTCGCGTTGAACATAATCACTTTTGCAGTCAAACTTTTCATGCATTCGGCAACATCGCGTTCGGTTAACTGCTCATCAACTCTTACGCCAGTAATGTAAGATACATGATTGATTGGAACGTAAGCGGCTTTCTGTTTGGGTGCATAAATGCACAAACCAACTATCTTATCAACCATCGGATTCAAGCCCGTGGTTTCTGTGTCAATCGCAATCATGCCCTGCTCATTTGCAGACATGATATATTTTTTTAGTGTGTCTACATCGGTAATTATCTGATACTGATTTGCATATTTATGCAAATTTTCATTAACCACCGTTCTAATACTTTCAATTTGTGAGAGAAGACCGCTACCATGAACGATAGCGGTCTTTCTCACAGTGCTCTTACTCTTGCGTGCAATACTCCTGTCCGCATCCTTACCAGCACGCGTTGGAACACTGAATAATGGCATTAGAACACTTCCTTATTCGTGCGAGAGGGGGTGCGACGACGGAATTGCTCTTCTGCCAGCGGAGTTTCGCGACGCTCACCACGACGCGGTGCCTGCGGCGCATCCTCCGGCGGAAACTCCCCTGACTCAAGGAAGTAATCCATGTCACTAACAGATTTATCCAGAACAAATGTGCCAATAATATCTGGGACTTCAGGATAATCCGTCATTTCAGACGAATCGGCATGTCCGATTGGATAAATCTCATATGTCGTTTGCATATCACCTTTTTTGCCATTTCTCTCAATCTCAAACTCGGTTTCATAAATCGGATTAAACCGTGCATGAACAGAGCTGAGTTTTTTCATGAACGACTTCGGTCTCTGCCAAACTTTGACCGTGCCAGACTCCACATCATAAATCGGAATGTAAAGCTTTACCTTCTGTGCAACTCTTGCGGCACAGAACGGACAATCATCAATTGGTGAATTGTAATCTCTAAGGCAGTTCACCGTACGATATTTATCCCCTTCTTTAACGTCATGCACCGCATACGCAACATCATCCAGATTCTTGAAAAGGAATCTAACACGCGCGGTGTCCCCATCGTCTTCCAGCTTAAAATAATTGCTTCCTGACTGTGTTCCATACTTTGATAAATCTGCGTAACCAACTTTTCCCATTTTCTTTTTCCTTTCTTTCTTGCGATTTTCATGGATAACCACATAACCCAACACCCGTGACAGGAATTGAACCTGTATAGCGCGAGTCAAAGTCGCGGGCACTACCATTGTGCTACACGGGAATTTAGCGGGGGTGTCAATGACAGAGCAAGGAGTTTTGGAGGAGCACCCCCTCAAACGTGCGTTACCGCACGGGATTAATCTTACTTGTGCCTTGCAAGAACATTATACTACACAATATACAATAAATCAATAATAATCGACTAAATTGACCAATTCACTCACGGTGCAATCATTTGCGTCCTTACGGCCGACAGGGAAAAAATATTCACTCACCAACTTAACGCCACGCAATCTGTTTTTAATATTTTCCCGTGCCGCAAGTCCGCGGTCATCCATGTCTGTGGCAACTATGATTTTTCTACATGGCAAATCGCGCAACTGCTTAAACTGCAACTCATTGCCTAATCCATTAAGCGCAACCGCATATTTTCCAGATACCCAAAACTTTAGTGCATCCAACATGGACTCGCAAACTATCACTTCCGTAAATACTGGAGCTTTCTTTGTCGCCTTACGACCATTCGCCGCGTAAAACATTCCATAACGATATAACTCATACAATCCATATAGCGGCTTTTCTACACCTTTAGGATAGTTAAAATATTTAGAATTAACACTACGACGGGCAACAAACAAGCAATGGCCCTCAATATCTCTAACTGGAAAAGTAATGCACTGAGTAGCAGAATCATAGCCGATATCAAATAAATCAATAATGTCATCTGTTAAACCTCTCTCATACATATAAGGGTGATAGTAACGATACTTATCCAACTCTTCATCCGACACATAATTCAATTTACTCATATCCGATTCAATTTCATCATTTCGACGATACATGAGTAAATTGATATCTGGGCGTTCCTCAACTTTAACGGTGACAAAATTCTTTATAAGCCACTGCCATCCAAAACTGCCGACCGCATCTTTTCCAAAACAATGACTAATAACTTCTGGCAGTGTGTGAGTTTCATTACAGGCAAAGCAATGGAACATTCCATCAGATTTACGAATACCTGCGCTTGGCCGCCTTTCCTGTCCGCCGGAATGATATGGACACTGAACCATAATATCTGCGCCAGAATCTTTTATTTTGGTCAACAAGGGGATTCCATTAACGCGCAACTGCCTCCGCAACTCTGTAAGTATATCTCCTAGCTCAACATTAAACTCAACGTCATTGATTTTCATAATCCCAACTTTTTCAACTCCTCAACTGCAGTTAAATACGCCGCGGCTTGTCCAGCGAAATAGCTTCTCTCTACATCATCAACTCTTTTTCGGTCGGCCTTAAACTGTGCGGCCAAATGCAAATCGATAAATACTTTACGCAATGACTCCAACTTCTGAAGTGCTTCTGTATAATCCGACATCATCTGACACGTTCCAATATTTCCAACATCAACTCAACGTCGGCATCATCTGGCACTCTGCGTTTAACTGGCTCTTTCGCAACTGCTCTACTGCAATAGTCCTCTTTACGATAACCGACACGTCTCCACAAAGTGCACCAAATTCCATCACCATTGGCTTCGGCATACGCACAATCTTCACATTTAATCACATCTACATTACTCATTTTCTTTCTTCCCCCACCACTCTTTACCCCACTTCATAATCATGAGGTGTCTTGTCAACTCTCTTAAATCATCGGAGAGTGATTCATTGTATACATCATCCAAGTACTTATTAAAATCCTCATCGCCATAAATACTGCACTCGTCTCCATGCAACGGGGACACGCAATAACCATCATTATTAAACGGACACAACCAGTTATTGCAAGTCATCACCGAATATCCTTGTTTTTCCAAATCTTGCATCCGTTCTTTTTCTTCTGGATACAAATGCATTGGTTCAATCATTCTGCATCCATCCTAGCCCCGCAATTCGGGCAGTAATTATATGTTGGTTCTTCTTCCTCAAACACGCATCCGCATTCAGAACACTTCCACTCATAATAGACTGGACAACCGTCAGCATAACCGTCAAATTCCGTGCCGATGTACTTCCCATGCCGGACCGGTGCAACATCGGCAGTCGGGGCATGTTCGATACACCTTATTGCTTTTTTTGCGGTCAATTCACCAACGGCATTTAGCTTCACCAACAACGTGTGCAAATTGTCAGCTTCTACATAGCGTGTCATTTGTTACCTTCCATGCAAACTATTGCTAATAATATAACTAACACAATGAACATCATAATCATTATCATTCCGTCCTATTCCCAATCATGTCTTCATCAATTCTTTCTTTTTCAATCAGCTCAATGTAGCGATTTATATACCAAATCGCTTTACGCAAATCCTCCACCGTTGTAGATGAGGACTTAACACCCGCTCTGGTAATATACTTCACAGCATTTGCAAGATGGAATCCAAATCCCTTGTCCTCAATATAATCGATGCACTCAATCTTACCGTACGTGTAATGCGCAGGATGATTTATTATATCATTCATTTAACGTCCCTCCCTGTTTTCTTATAATGCTCTACGGCCTCATTATACTCTTTCTCCAGTGCCAAATACTTTCGCCACAGCTGATATCTGCGTCTCGACGAGCCTGTCGCTTCCATCAGCCTGCGAATGGAGCGCATTTCTGCGCGGGCCTCATCAAATTTTATCATCAGAATACATCCCTCTTATCTTTTTTTGCAGAGTTACGCAAATCATTAATTTTTGCACGCGTGCGTGCATCTGGCTGAGCGTCTTTTTCTGCTGGTATGTAAGTAAACTCTCCCGTGTTAATACTCCACGAATACGCCAATTTACCACCGACACTGCCAAATCTCTGCTTTTTCACTTCCATATGTAACACACCATCCTTGGTTTGCCTAATTGACAATACTTTACTGGCATTAAATGCGATACCATCACTATCTCGAATAGATTCCAAATCCGGCACCGAATCATCATCTTTAACGCCACTCCGATTGGCCTGCACAACTATTAATATAGGAATGTGCAACTCCATCGATAATGACATCAAATCTTCTGCAACATTCGTTAGTGTGGTAGTTTTACTATCCCCACGCCGTGCGCGAAAATCTGATACATAAGTAATTCCATCAATCGCCAGCAAATCCAGCTTGTACTGCTTCACCCAATTTTTAAGCCTTGGAACGGTTATTTGATTATCAAAATCTATCGGGGTCGCAACCACAAATTTATTTTTTGTGTTTTTCAGTCCATCAAGATAATTGGCATATTCGTTTACGTCTACATCATCTCGACCCCACATCAGTCCACGGTTACTGAAGTTTTTATTTAAAGTATCAAATCGATATCCAACACTTGTGGCACTCATTTCAGCGGACACATATCCGACATTAAATCCCAACTGCCACACATGTGTGCACATCTTTTCCAACACCCAAGATTTGCCCTGATTTGTTCTTGCGAAGATGACAAACAACTCCTCTTCACGTTGAATACCATGAATTGCATCATCCAGCTCTGGAAAGCCGGTGGTAAAAAACCACTTATCCGCATTTTCTTTTCGGTCTACATATTGCTCATAACGAGCATTGGCATCTGCAATGATATCTGTTCCACCTAAATTGTAATTCGGTTCGAGTGACTTGACTGCATGGACCATATACTCTGCGGCGGCATTTGCATCGGTCTTTAACAGCTCTGCAACCTTTTGCACAACGGGCACAGATTTGTAATACAGATACTCTTCACGGATAGTATTTACCAAATACTTTTCCGACTCATTACATTCAACAAGCTCCACCTCTGGAAACTTTGCTAAAAAAGTAGCGGTATCCGGCACATTGCCATACTTTCGTTTGTGGTCTTCGATAAACTCAAATTCAGATTCATAGCCAACAAAGTACTCTTTTGTGAGAAGATTCCGCTCCAGTATGGAATCATCTCCCGATTTAATAATCGCTGATAAAATCTGCAACTGAATCATCGTTTGTCCCTCCCGCGCAAAATAATCACTTCTGAGGCGTTCCAAATTCGGCTGGCCAATCTATCACCCATCGCACTAACCACCTCATCACGGCGCTCTAAATTGCCTGTAAACACATTTGCAAGATAATTCGCCGCCCGAATGTCAATTAATGCCAACAACTGTGAATAGTCAAACTTACTCAAATCAGTGCCTGCAATCTCATCCCACACAACCAAATCAGCAATCTGCAATCGACGCTTAAATGCAAGGAAGCTTGTGTCATGGTCGTCAAAATCTTTTAGCCGCAACAACAGCGTTGGAACATGCACAAATACACCGCGGGGCCGGAATCCATTGCCTGCCCAAATCTCATCAAAATATTTAAGCAACAGTTTAATTGCCCAGCTGGTTTTACCATTCCCCGTCGTATGCCCGCCGATGTAGATATTTCCTCCGCCCGTCACATACTCTACGATTTTATTTTTAATCTCATTTAACTGAACAAAGGAATCATAATCGATATCATCTGGAACCAACACCGCCGGAATTTGCCTTGCTTTCGGCAACCCGCTATTATCCATTAAATATTTCATTTCAAGGAACCGAATACACGAATCACAACTATTATCCATCTGGCACACATCTTTATACCAGCAATCAGAATTTAATTTGCTCTCCACGCTTTTCACGCTCCTTTAACTTTTTTTCGTTCTCATCGACATATCTACAATCGGCATCGTACGGAATTGAATTAACATCATTAGGTTGAGAATATTTTGTCTGCCAAGTTTTCAACGGATAGAATCCTAACCAACCATTTTCCAACGTTTGATTAATGATTGCTGTCCACTCGGATTCGGGGAATTTTTTAAGCGTATTGAGTTTGCCCTTAAAAACATTGGTATACATTCCACCACCGCGCTCTTTATAACTTTTTATCAAATGGTCTAAAAAAGCGGTTAACAGATTTATGTGCTCTTGGTCAGATGTAATTGCATTAATCTCTGCAATACACTTGTCATACATGTTCGGTTTTCTAGTATTACTACTAGTAATACTTTTTTCTTCTATAATATTATCTATATTATTAGTGCAACTGAGTTGCATACCCCGTACAACTGAGTTGCATACCATGCAACTGTATTCACAGAATTTAATGCCATTTTTTATATACTCACGCTTCTCAATCAGATTTTTTTCAATCAGATTTTTAATGTTTTTCTGGACACCTTGTTTAGTAGCGCCACACCAGTCTGCGAGATATTGTAAACTTCCTGTAAACTTCTGCCCTTCTACCTGACTAAAGCCATAGATAATTGCGTAAATGAGCAAATCATTGCCTTTTAAATCCAGCTTTGTACGCATCCATCCTTGGATGGTAATGTACTGCACGTCTTGCATATTCCCCTCTCTAACAAATCATTATCGCTTATTGGACTCTCGGTACCAATTGACCACCTGTGTCACCTGCCTGTCAACTTCATCGTTGACTGTTTCCCACAGTTTTTCTTTTTCGGCACCATAATCATCGTTTTCAGAAAGCGTTCTTTCTTCGCCATACTCCATAGTGTAGAAGCTGTCGCCAAGTTTTACCGACACTCGGCTTGCCGCATTGATTTTAGTTACTACCGCCATTTTTTGCCTTTCCAATCCTCAGTGTTTCCACAACTTTTTCAACCTTGCACTCATTGATTTTAATCAGGTCTGCTTTAACAATATCTGCATTATAGATAGCGTTTTCCAGTGCGTCCATATCCACATATTCTTTTGTGCGAACAAGTTTGTCACCGCCGTTAATCTCTTTAACGATTTTCAACAGCTTTGCCTCATCGAATGTGTCCTTATGCTGGACAACCTTTTTGACTTCCACGCCGCCATACGCCGCATTAGTAAGCCCCTGTGCGGTCATGAGCGCCTTAATCTGTGCATTCTGTTCTTTGCACTTTTTGGTGTATTCATCGGCTTTTTCTTTACACTCTGCGTATAAGGGGATTAATTCTTCCAACGTCATTGCATTAATTTTTTTCATTTGTGTCTCCTTTTTTATAATATTTCTGCGTCACACTACCCATGATGCCATTCCGACCTTGCGGAATTTTAGATTTAAACTCTAGTAATGCATAAATGTCCTCCTGCTTCCATAGCCGTAATTGTCGTTCTCCCGTTTGCGTATACTCTGGCAACAGCTTTGCCAATTCATGGTCTGGGTTCTCCCGTTTCCATGCATACCATGTGTTAATGGTTTTTACGGATGAACCGATTAATACGGCAACCTCTTCAATCTTTAATAATCTATCCATATTTCTCCTTTTCCCCGCCTATGCGGTGTAAACATATCATAACACATTTACTCCAGCCTAATCAAGTAAATAGTCAATCAATGCGCTCTTATCTGCGCCGTCCACTAGCAAATTTGAAAGTGCACCTTTCGCCTCAACTAAATTGTGGATTTTTTCATCAATTGTATTCTTCGCGATGATAGTGTAAATAGTGACATTGCTGGTCGTTCCAACTCTATGACATCTGTCTTCAGCCTGCTCTTTGTTTGCTTTGTTCCACGGCTCATCCATAAATATTTCAACCGTTCCGGCGGTCAGTGTGAGACCCGTGCCCATAGCGCCAATAGTGCCGACTACGAATTTGCAATCATCATCTTCCTGAAACCTTCTCACATGCTCCGCCCGCTGGTCACTGTCAACCTCACCAGTGATATAAGTGCCATTATATTTGCCTGCAAGTCTGTTATAGATAGGTAAAGTCATCTGTGTCCAATTTGAGAAGACAACTACTTTCTTTCCGTTTGCTATAGCATCATCTACAATTTCTTCCATCCTATCCATCTTTGCTGATTCCTGAATCGTACTGGACAGTATCCCAGTGTAACCAGTAGCCTGCCGCATCCGAATCAATTCAGCCAATGGATTATTTGCCATTTTAATCTGGTCGATATGTGCACGGATATCATCTGTGACTTCCGCATAAATCTGTTTTTGTTTTGGTAGAAGTTCTACATATTCATCGACGTGTAATTTTTCCGGCAAATCCAGCACATCGGATTTGAGTCTGCGCAACATAATGTCATCCAATCTGCCGTGCAACTCATTTAAATTTTTGTAACCGACAACCTGATATCCGCCAAATCCACCCATCTGCGCATAATGATTTCTAAAAGCATAGAAAGAATGTTTTTCAAACCCAAGCCAGCGGAGAATGACGTACAGGTCAAGCGGAGTATTCATCAACGGTGTGCCGGTCATTGCAACCATTGTATGCGCTTTTAACTTTAACAACGCCTTACCTTGCTGGCTATTCGGATTTTTCGTTTTATGAATCTCATCTGCCGCAATCATTCCAATGGTTCCATCGCCGCATAGACGAATCAATTCAGACGCGATTTCAGCGCTTCTGAGCGACTCCACATTAGTAATGATGAAATACTCATTACGTTCGTTAATCGCTCTCAAATCGGCTAATTTGTCGCTATTTGAGCCAATTACAACGTTTCCACCCTTTACTCTCTGACCGAGAATAAATGCGGACTCATTTGAGTGAGTTTTAATCTCATTAACCCAATTCCATTTAAGTCCATTGACCCCACAGATAATTAAGCAATGCTTATAGCCTTTTTGAATCTTTTTCGCAACCGCAATATCAATAACCTGCTTTGTTTTGCCAAGGCCCTGCTCATCTCCAAGCAACCAACGGTCATTTGACAGCCCGTATTTAAATCCTTCGATTTGATGCTGGAATGGGGTAGTTTTGAATTTAAAGTCTTTTGGAGTTTCTACATTCTCTGGTTCTTCAACTTCTCCAAAAATATCAAACTCTTCATTCGGTAAATCCTGCAATAATTTTGGAAGTTTATTTACTGGAATTTCCCACGCTTTTGTTTTTGCATCATAATATCGCGTTGGTAATCGCTTAATTACGGAAAGTATTTTTTCGTCATAACCGAAAGTCACAAACAAGGACTTTTCCCCGACACACTGAACAGATGATTTAACTTCAATAGTAATCATTGTATTTCCTCCACCAAATGCACAAAGCAATAAATCATACATGCAATAGTTAATGCTTCATATGCCAGCCATTCCACAAATCCGAAGAATGTCACTTCTGTTATATTGAAGTCGGCGCATACCAGCAGTACGGACAACATAAGTCCGAGAATATAAATCTCTTTTTTATAAATCATAATTACATCCTCCATTAATACATGAATCGAACATAGTAACCATCTTTTGTTTCTTCAAATCTAAGCGTTACATTGCCAACTGTATCAGCAAATTTTTTAAACGCCTTTGACTCTTTAATCATCCGCATATATTCACGTACTTCATTTTCTGGTGTCCCATACATTTCTTTTAAATGCATGTACTCTGCAATGTATCCAGCATTTTCTTTTTTGCATTTCTCTTTTTCTTCCTGTGTCCATGAATGATATCCCATAACACGAATTGTTGTTTTTTCATAATACTCAATGTGCCAATCATAACTTAATACGGATGCACCAAGGAATGTTGCAGTGCGCAGATTTAACTGCTTTCCACTCATTGTAAATCCGTGTCCCAGTGCAGGAACATTTGGATATTCCTTTTTAAGCTCTTTTTTCATCTGATTCCAAGCCTTTTTAATTTCTTTATCTGTCATTTCTTTGTCCTCTCTTTCTCTATCTGTAAACATTATATAACATGTTTAATTCATATGCAAGGGGGGGGGAATAAAAAAGTGCATTAAATTTAATGCACTATTTCTGCGCAGATATGAACCGCGTCTTGCGAGGCTTCGATTTTAGTTATAAGAGCTTTTTTACAATCGTAATTCATATTCTCTTTGCATTGCTTTACAGTGTTCATGGAATCCCTTTGTGTATCTCCGTAGTAAATCCCAAACGCATAGAATACACACACGACTCTTGCAGAATCCGGCATCTTTTCTAAGACATCATCTACAAGTAACTCTTTTTTCTTTTTCATATTTCCTCCAAAATTGGTGTTTTACGTGTTATCGCCTCACGTCCAACTTAAATCATTTTTTCAATCGCGGCTCGGATGCTTGCAATTGCCTTGCGCTTTGCAATTCTTTCTTCCGACATTTCGTCTTCTGTAAGTTCTACATCTCCCCAGATTGAACGGTACTTCGGAATCGTTTTTTCTTCGTCTTCCCATTTCAATTCACCGGTCCGCCAATCGGTTTCCTGCTCGTCGCTGGTGCCGATGATTCGAAAATCGGTCATGGTTCCTTTCTCAAGCTGGTCCAGCTCATTCAACAGTGCTTCGTACACTTCCAGCTCAGCCTTTTTAATTTGAATCTTGGTTACGTTTTTCATGGTTTTTCCTCCTTATTTATAAATAATAACCATCGCTCTATAGTAGGTGTTAATGTCGATTAATTCGGCTTTTAAAGCGCGTTTGAAGTCATCTTCGATTGACTGTTTAGATTCTCCGCGCTCAATCCGCTCACTCACTACTCGTTTAATTGCCGCATCGCTGAAACTTACTGCCATTTTTATGCCCTCCATTTTCCATTTGCGATTAATTCGTTTGCTATTTTTACATTGTGGCTAAGCCACTGTTGTGCGTATTTTTTGTGGCTAAACCCGCGTTCAACTTCCTGTTTTCCGTCTGCGGTGCAGATTAGCCAGTTTACCTCAAATTCTTTACCAGCTAATCTACTACCTGTTCTATACGGCTTGATTTGGAAGTCCTTAACTCTAAGTTTTTTCATTTATTTATCCTCCACATCATATGTTACTTCCAACGTTTTTTTATCAATTCTGTCATACCGAGAATACTGAGCCTTGATATAATGGTCACCACAGTCTCTAACAGTGTCATATCGTGTCCAACTTCCCTTGAATACAATGTACTCTGCGCTTTCTCCAGACTCCCAACCAAGGCGTAATGTTTCGCCTGTCATATGGTATCCCCGACGGTCAAACCACTTTTTGTTCTCCTCTGTTTTTTCGATTGTTCCTCTTGCTAATACTTTCATCTTTCTGTCCTCCTCGCTTCATCTGTAAACATTATATAACATGATTAAACAGAATGCAAGAGGGGGGATTAAAAAAATACACAAATTTATTCTGTGTATTTTTTGGATAAATCATTTAATGTTTTTGCAATAATTTTCCGCTCGTCAGGAAAGTCGGTACTGGAATATAGAATTTGGATAAAGTCTACAATTTCTTTACAGACTCCTGCCAAAGAATTTAATACCACAGATTCCGATAATTCATGCATCTGATATTTTTGCTTTATCTCAATGTATTTCTTATACTGCGGGGCAATATCATTCAGCTCCTCTTCTACATCGTCGTATAGTCCACGCAATACCGGCGGATATTTTTTAAAATGTTCCTTAATTATATATAAATCGGCTAACCGTTCACAATTTGCAAAATTAGTTTCTGCCTGCTCTAATTCATAAATAGCATCATCTATTTTATATAAATCCATATTCACCTCGAAAAAAGGGGCATTACTGCCCCTCCAGCTCATCGATACAGTCCATGATTGCACGCTTTTCTTTTGCGCTTGCAGTGTCGGCCATTTCTTCAAGTTTTTGAATCATCTTTTCCTTCGCCGTATGTCTGCTATATCCATCACGACTGTACCGTCCACGCGAATCACGTCCCCTACGATTACTGTAGTCGGACTCACTGTACCGTCCATCACCGTCCCCATCTCGGCCCCGTCGGCCATAAGAACCTCCATCGGCGTAACTCCCGCCGTCATAGGAACCCCCGTCATAAGAACCGTCATAGGAACCCTGTCCGTATGAATCACCGCGCATACCATATCTGTTTGAATTGCCCATATTCATAGATGCGCCGTCATAACTCATCGGCATCATAGGATAGTAACGCTGACTGTAGCCATTACTATTCTGAGAATAATTCATGCTCTGTTCACCGCCTTCAGATGTTTGCATTAATTGTTCCACCTTTGTCAGTGTGCTAGTGAGCTTCTGGAAATAATCCAGCGTTTCTTTGGTGATTTCACCTTTCTTCGTGAGCGTGTCAAGTTCATGGCGTAGCATATCACGAAGTTCCTCATATGTGCGTTTCGACATTTAATTTACCTCCTTACGCTACTCTTTGAACCGTCAAATTCGCATTTTGCACATTAATCGCGGGTGCCGGGTCTGCCGCAGTAGCACCTTCCGACACATTTTCTACAGCGACGTTGACGCAACAACCTCTCGGTACTGTGATAAATGCAGTACTGGTAACGTTGAAATACTCATCAACTGCCGCCGGTGTGACTATTGCACGGCTGGTTTGAATCGGTTCGCCATCAATAGCCAATGCAATAGCAATCGGTCCTACTGCTGTTCCATCTTCCGGCACTGCAATGTTGCCGTTAAACGTTACCTGATACCGAGCGAAACAACAAGCCGGGTTGTTAACGATACCACGAAGAGTTACAATTCCAGATTCATTACGATGTAGAACGTATCCTCTCGGACAACCAATCGTAGTTTCCAAAATGACATTCTGATTGGGGTCTACACGCTGAATTGGATTAAACGTAAACTCTGCCATAGTTTCACCTCTTAAAAGTTTCCACCACAACCACATCCGTAGTTGTTACCCGGACATGTGAAGATAGGTGTTTGTCCATAGACCGGCATTGTTGGCACTGGGCAGTCTTTTAAACGCTGATACATTGCATCGATTTCTGCAACCTGTCCTGCACGAATCTGTGCTGTCTGTGCAGTCTGAGAAGCCTGACCACGAACATAGAGATTTTCCTGACGAAGCTGTGCAATCTCATCGTTCTTTGCATCAATCTTGTCCTGATATCTCTGGTCGGACATCTGTCTGAATCCTTCGTTGATAGCATTGAGAATGACCTGTGTATTCTGGGTATCAGATGTTCTTGTGGCACATGCTTCACGGGCAATGTCAGCACCGAGATTGGCGGTCGCAAGACGGTTCTCACAACAACAATCAGCAAACTGCGTACCGAGAGCATTGAAGCCCTGAGACATTGCAGTCTGGTTTGCGAATGCCTGTTGCATGTTTGCCATCTGTCTGGCATTATCTGCAATTTCAGCCTGTGCAAAACCATTCTGTACAGTCTGGTTTACACCTGCAAAGCCATTACAGAGTTGTGTCTGAATGCTGTTGATTCCTGTCTGAATCCCTTCTACATTCGAATTAATCATCTGGTCACGGAATCCGCCATTGATTTGATTGGACTGATTCATCCACGGATAAAGGTCGTTACATCCACCCCAACCACCGCCGAAGCCGTTGCCCCAGCCACCGTTTCCGAGCAGAATGAAGAGCAGGAGAATCCACCAGCCATCTCCACCAAATCCGCTTCCAAAGCCACCACCGTAGCCTCCACCATACATTGGTGACACCGGCATGACCATTCCGCTTTCTGTTCCTTCTAAAGCCATATATTTAGTTTCCTTTCTTTTATATATAAATCCCTATGCGCACTTGGAATCTACATAACTATTTAATGCCGAGCAAACCCTTCAACATGTTTGCTTTCTGCACTGCTTGGTTATACTGGGCCTGTGTTATCTTTCCACTATTAAGCATCTGTTGAATCTGCTGTTGTGGGTCACCTTTAAAGTTCTTTCTAAACTGATTAAACTGTTGGACAATATTGTTATTGCCGTACTGATTAAATAACGGGTTACTCATTTACATCCTCCTTTTTCGGTGTTCTTCTGCGTAAAGAATTGAGTTTCTCTTCAAGTCCTTCCCACGTTACGTATTGACTCATGTCCACGGACGGCTGTTGAGCGATTAAATTATTCTGATTAGGCAAATCTCTAATCGTATAATCTAATGTCTTTATTGACGGCATTCCACTTGCATCGGCGGATTTGAGATAGATAGTCTGTGACTCAGAATCCCACAGCTGGACAGTTGTATTAGGAGCAACCAAATAGCTCTTTGCGCCTGCCTCCCCCTGTACCCATATAATTCCATTAGGTCCAGTAGGTCCAACACTGGGTTGTTGAGCAGGCTGAAACTGTTGCGGTTGCTGATACATGTATTGATATCCGACTGGAAAGTAATTATTGTATGCCATTTACGTTTTCCTCCTTGTGCCAGTAATAAATCGGCACTTCATCTCCTGAATCCCACGAATCAAAATAATTTCCATCTTCTACAGTAACAACATGACTGCCAGTTGCTAACAAATATGTTCCTTTCGGCACTTCATCACAAAACTGTTTAACTGAATAGCAATCTGGACATGTGTTTGGAATCACATTGCACGAATATCCATTATCATGTAGATACGCACCCCACACTGCATTAGCAGTCGGCATATCATGCATCATATATCCTTGCAACACAATATCCATATAAGTGTCTTCCCATGATTTACCTGTTAGTTTGCATATCGCTCTTATCACGCAATCGCCTACTAGTTTCTTCTGTGGATTTGGATTGTATGGTACGTACATATTTTCCCTCTTTTGTCAGTGATAAAAACGCACTTAACGGAGAACAGTTGTTTTGTAAAATTTGTAACCTTAATTCATCACTGATATCTCTCATTACGTGCGTCCTTTCTTTGTTGATTAAATAGTAAAATAAAAACAGTTTCCCAACTTGTTGAGAAACTGTTAATAAATTGCACCAAATTTGTATTAAAGGACTCTAATAATCTTGCGCTTAACTTTACGCGCCAGAACAGATACCGTCGATTCTGATACATTCATCTCTTGTGCAATTTGCACATTGGAATAATCTTTTGAACGTAATTCAAAGTACTGACTTTCCATTACTGTAAAATTACACAAGTCTCTAAATCTATCTAATTCTGGCTTAGTAAAGTCGCACAGTTTCATTATTCTTCCTCTACATCTTCTTTTTCGTAACCGTAACCAGCGTTTGACGCATCAATCATTCCTTCAGCAATAATGTATGCAATAACGCTACCAGCCGACATAATGATGCCGCCAATCTGGTCTGCCTCCTCTTTGGATTTGCCAATATAAATCAGAATACCTGTAACGAGTCCGACAACAGCAAGCCAAAATTTACGAGACGAAAGTTTTCTTTTCCAATCAATCATTTAATCCCACCTCACTAAATACGATTTTGTGTCTAACTGACAGTAACCTTCGATGCCATTGTAGTCCACTTGGCACCATTCGTAACCGTCTTTTTCAAATCTCTCTGTAAAATGTGTGATTTTTGCTTTCTTGCCTGTTGGAATAAAGCCAATAATATCAGACACATTTTTTCCATTTTCAAAAGTTAATGCACGCCGGATATTTGCTCCAACTTTTTTCGGTTGTAAATAAATCATATAATCGGTGTCCTCCTTTGGCGGATAATATGTAATGCTGTTGACAGCTGGTAAAACTTGTCCGTGTGAGTATTTAATTGTGCTAAAAGCTCTGTTTACATACGTTACTTTCAGCGGATTCAACTCGCTGTTCATTTGCCAGACCTTTTTGGCGCTGTTGTAGTGTTTTGTGGTTTGGATACCTTCTGCAACTTCGTAGTGGATGTGTGCTCCGGTGGTGAACCCCTTTCTACCCTCTTCGTAGCAGGCTTGTCCATTTTTATAAATCCGACCAACAACAGTGTCCACATAAATCTCTTCTGAATGCGTCAACGCGATGGTAACATATCTGTCTTTACCATCTGCGCAGTGGACTTTTTCATAACGTCCGTTGCTGTCTACATGCGTGAAAAAGTAAGTCCCGTTTCCCCATGGACCAGCAAGACATTTCCAATCACCTTGTGCAAACCAAAAATCCCGTCCTTGGTCGACCCCACACATATCCATGCTTGCATTCGGATGTGAGAAAGATGAATACGGCAGTTGGCTGATGTTGATGACTTTCATCCCGTAACATAAATTAATCATTTGTCGAACTCCTTGATTTCAAACCCCTGATAAATCGCATTGCCAAGCGCCTGTACAAACTGCTCATTATCTGACTGTTCATTGTAGCCAAGATGTACAAGCATACCATGAACCATTTCATGGCAAAGAGTTTCTTTTTTCTGCTCTTCGCTCAGGTCTTTATTCAGACGAATCCGCGCATATTTATAATCAATCTGACCAAAGTGCGCATCACAATCAAAGAGGTCTGTGCTTTCAACAACTTCATGGAGCATTCCGCAAATATTCACTTTCATTCAATCCACCCCCTGTTTTTCATTTCCTCATAAATTGCCTTAATCTCCTGCGGATTAAGTGGTGCAGGAATCCGGCATTTGCCGACACCATCGATATGGGATACCGCTTCAACCGTCACGAATCCTTTGTCATGAAACCGAATTGATTCGTAGTCATCACCTTCTTCGGACAAATACTCATCATAAGGCACTTTCAAATGTGAGCAGTCGTAATGCTGATAGCCGAGTTTTTCAAGTGGGTTATCGTAGGTCACACTTCACTCCATCCATACACTGACGGTTCCCAGACATTAGCATCTACATCACTAATCCAGTGCTTGTCTTTATGGCTTACCTTATCACCTTTCATGTAAGCATCCTGTGCACCAGTTGGCTGTTTCCATTCAGGCCATTCGATTGACGGGTCTGCCACTTCAGCCCACAGACTTACCGCTACATCTGGTGTCCAGTCATCCTGTGAAGTGTGTGCCTGTACGCATTTATATAAATGTTCTCCATGACGGACACGGTCACCTACTGCATATTCAGTGCTTGTTTTCCACGCAGGGAATAACTCAATTCCCTCCAATGCTTCTTCATCTGTCAGATTGACTGCTGTCTGTTCAATCAACTTGCGCAACTGCTTTGCCTTTGCTCTTGTAATCATTCTGATTCTCCTGTGAGGATATTTACGATTTCCTCTGCTTCTGCATCAGTCTCTTCAATCGGGTCACCTTCCGTGTACGTTCTGCCAAACTCAGACGGGTCATATGCTTCATCATAAGCAATCCCATCTCTGACTACCTGTCTTCCTGCATCGCTCCATGTCCGTGTGAACATACGTCCATTGATTTCAATCTGTTCCGTTTTAATCATGCTTCACCTCATTCAATCGGAGTACCATCTGCGTACTGCGTTTCATATATACTTCCTTCAATTGGAAGAATCTGGTTATTTTCATAGCCGAGGATTGTAGACCAGTTGGTTGCGCTTTGATAATCACTTATCAATACTTGTGGAACATACAGTGTTCCACCTGTTCCGCCAGAAGCAAATACAGTACCAGTAAATGCTCCTGTAGCATTCAGTGTGCAAATTGCGTCTGACTTTCGAAGAATCAATGTCGGCCCATACCATGACCGTAAAGAGTTTGTGACTAACTGACTCAAGGCCGTGAAGTCTAACGTAGCCTTCACCCATTCAAGCAGATATGTACCAGTGGTAGTCATTTTAGGTAGAACAATAGCCTTCAAATTTGTGCTTGTGTTTCGTGCCAAACCATAGTTTCCCGAGGTCACTAGATTAGGTAAGTTAATACTGGTAAGCCCTGTATTCCCATAAATTGCACTACCACCAAGGGAAGTGACATTTGGAGCAGATACACTGGTAACATAAGGTGCTTGGTAAATAGTTTGAGCCTTTATGGATGTTGCATTAGGAATAACAATATCTCCCGCAAATGACCTAGCGGCTATATCATCCCAAGATACACCATCACTTCCAAACACTACTTCAGTCCCGTCAGGCTTATATGCTTTGATTCCAGTTACATTTGTAAACTGCTCTCCGAATATTTGTAATGTCTCACTCATTGTCTTCTCCTAACAGGATGTGTCCTGCTTCGTCATAATCAATCTCTTCATCATCTGACCGTTCTATAACTGTCCATGTCTGACGGATGCAGTCTGATTCCTGTTCCCATGATGCTTCTGCATAATGGTCTTCATCCGTCTCTGGTGCATCCGTATAAATGACTGGATACCATCCAAGACGGAGATAATCTTCAGCCGATGCATTCCATACATTCGCTCCATTAACAGTGATGTAGATAGGTGCTTTTTCAAGACCGTTATCTTTTAATCTTGCATACATATTGACTCCTTATTTATGAGGGACAATCCCCGCATTCAAACATGACTCTAATGCGTCAGTTTCACTTGATATTGCAAAATATGCCGCACCAGCAGGCACAGATATTGTTGTGTAATTAGTCTTGGACAAATTCGCACATAAAGATATCGGGTTTTTTGCTCCATCATAAAAGTGATTGGAATCCGCAGTTTGACCATATGTTTGTGGAACAGGCGGGAAAGTCATAGTTGAAACCCCATAGCACGGAATAAATTTTGTTCTGCTCCAAGTATCGTCTAGTTTAAATGTTCCAGTTGACGCTTCAACATATGCCCCTTCTACTACATCCAGATTTGAGTATGGAATACCATCTTCCCAGTCCGCACCTCCCATAATTCCAAAACGCTTTTTGTCCACTTCAAAATTATGCAGTCGTTCAGCATCAGTTAAATACCTAGTGTAAATTCTTACTGAGTACACATTGCCGACCAAAGGGTATGATGTGGCACTTTTTTGGCAAAACATTCTATATGCCGATGATGTTCCCCAACTATCTGACGAACTGCTAAAATTGTCGCAAAATATTCCATTAATTAGTGGCAGATGAGTAGAACTATCTGTATCATTTCTATACGAAAATGCAACAATAGTATTTGAAAAATTTGTAATTTTGATTCCAATATTACTCGCAGTAGTAAATCTGTATACATTCTTATCAATCGTAGAGTAAAACCCTTGCCATGGGTGCATTGCTTGATATCCATTTACCGTTGATGCTTTTTTTAACACGATTTCAACCATCTTAGGCCGTACTGGACTTACAAACGATGAAGGTGAAGTTAACCCATTCCTTAGATAAATATTGTCAGGATTTATCGTTTGTTGCGATGTGATTGGAAAATCGTATCCACCAGTATCATCAACTAAATCTTCCCAAGTTTCAGTGGATGCATTATGACCAGAACGCGTGTTAAGTATTCCGTCATACATATGTGCCAGACCATCAGTTACATACCAATCAGAAGCGCCAGACAGCAGTGTTCTTCTTCTATGCATTACCATACGATGTAAGTCCCCAGATTATCGATGATACTCAATTCATACGTTTTATTGGCTTCTACACTGAATCCACTTGCCATCGTTACAGTTACCGGAAGTGACAGCGTTGTTGCCGTTGCTCCACTTGTAAATCTGAAATGATACTCATTGATAACATCGTTATTTGTCGGAGTGCCAAGCGTCACAGTAAGACTTGTGCATTCTCCAAAGATATAGAAAACATTCGGAATCAATTCCTGTGTCGGAGTTGTTCCACTAACAGCAACTTTCGGCTGTCCACCACCATTCATCGGCACGACTACATATCCCTCCTCATCTTGCACAACATTGATTCCACCGACTGCACCTCCACCACCTGACGGAATGTCCAGAATGGCTTGTGCCATATCTGCAATCTTGTACTGTGTCGATTCTCCGTTCTTTGACCGAATAGCATTTGCAATAGCCTGCACGGATGAATCACTATAAAGTTTCATCGCCATAAGTCACCTCAATACAGTGTGTTTGTAGCGTCAAGGCTATTAATGTATGCAATGACTGCCACGCTGTTTACTGGATTGGTATCGGATGCAGTGATGGTAGATTTGACCGCGGATGTGTTGACTTTCTGAGCGACTAACGCCGACAGTTGGTCAAAGTTGTCTTTATTTGGCATGTAATATCCGTTGGTGCCGATATCTACATGGACATAACCTTGCAATCCCTCATCAAAATCTGCGACATACACCACACCTGTCGGAATCTGCGCCTCAATCGCCGCCTTTACTGTGCTTAATCCAGTCTGGTCAGCAAAGAATACTGTAAGTCCATCTGTTGTGCCATTATCAAAAGTATAAATCCACCCTTGTACCCCACTAATGGTTGCTTGTCGGATTGACACTAATGGATAATTAGTGCCTCCTATATTAATAGTTGTGCAAATGTCGGCTTTCTGACTCGCATTAGCAATCCCTAAATCCATACGATTTAGATTCTCTGCCGACAAAGGGGTGCCGCCAGACGAGCCGTTTTCCCAATTCACTCGTTCGTATGCCATATTACCTCCTAACTAGCAATATCCGCAATATAGTTTAATCTGATTGTAATATCATAAGTTTGTGCACTATTGGTGGTCAATTGCACAGTACCTTCGCCATTGTAAGTTTTATCATACGCAATAGTGACTAATGCACCATTTGTCCAATTCGTATGCGGCCAACATCTTGATAAAACACAACCTAACGACTGTTTAAAATCAGTTGGTAAACTGAAAGATATTGTATTTCCGCTAGACGTAGCAAGCGATTCACTGGTGCTTGAATACACTATTGCCGACTTCACCACCGTGATTGTAGAAGCATCTAACACTATCCGTTGAGTGTTAGTTGGGTCATTGGGGTCAGGTGTTTCAACTGCAAGCGACTCACCAGCTATAAAATGTTTTGCGCGGACCGTATTTTTACCAATCCAGATTGATAGCTCTGCAACGCCTAATGTAACAGTGAAGTCTGCTGTTTGGCCGAACGCGTCTGTGACACGAACCACACATGTGTACGACTCGGTTCGGATTAATGTATTTGCTGGAAGTGATTCATCACCAGCCCACGTTGACCCTGTAACGGTCACTGTTTGTGCGTCAACAAATGTGCCACCATTCAAACTGTATTTCCACGACACTGCATTAGTTGTGGTGCCTGCAGTGCCGTTCCAGAATGCCCCTTGCGGTCTAATAAAACCTGTAGTCGATATCGCATTTGTTCTATCGAATGCAACTGCCGTAATTGATGGGTATGTATATTCGATAAGTGTTAAATCTTGCAGTACTACACCAGTTGTATATCCTCTTGAATCTGTTACTTCGATGGTTATATCGCCACTCTGGAAGTTTGATACTGATGCTTCGTATAGCGCTCCAGATAATGTCATTGCAACACTTCGTGTGCCGTTAATCACCTTAACAGATGCAACATTTGCATAGTGTTGTGCAGACACTTCGGCCTGAATCAACTTAACTGATAGATATCTAACTACATCCAGATTTGACACCCCATAAGGTGCTAATGCAGTTTCTTCAATTCCCACATTTCCAATCGTCGGCATATTTGCTGATTGTAGAAGCGTGCCAGTTGCAGTTTTCGAACTGCTAATTGTAGTGCCGCTCATGGTCGTTTCTATCAAAACGGTAAATGTTGCAGATTTTGCCGTCGGACCTAATGCCCGATACACCCAATCCAATTGAGTTTGATTAAATTGAATTGTGCGCGTGTGAGTGCCTGCGGAAGATGTTAATGTCAAGGTTAGAATGCTTGAAGACCCCGCCCTTACTGTAATTCTCTGCGCATGGGAAGAAACATAATCCACATAGGTGAAAGAGAATCCATTTTCAATTGTAAAGTTATTGAAAACTGTGATTGTTGCGCCACGCTTGATAGTTGTAAGTGCAAGCGTGGTTGATTGTTCACTAGTAGCATTCCAGACAACCCCATAGTTATATGGGTCAGTACCAGAATTCATCTTTAATTTGATAGTGATAGTTTTTGCACCACTACTATCATGATTTACTTTCTGGTCATAACTGCCGCTGGCAAGTACAGTGCCGTTTGTTGCTCCGTTCGGGAATGGCACTGTAACTGTCTGTACTGTGCCGTTAACGGTGATAGAAAGATAACCTGCATCTGGTCTGCTTGTACCAGCAAACGTTCTTCCTGAAGTTGTACATGTGGCACTATATGTTACGGTCACGTAACTATAGTTACCTGACACACTTGCTGAGCCAGATTTTTCGACAACCGAAACTGTAAACGAACACGTGTGTAAGTTTAAGTTACTGTTAGTTGTCGCGATATTTGTTGAATTCGTTAAACTTGCCATTACTCGTTAATCTCTTCTTTCAGCTCTGCTTGTGCGCCAGTCCACGCGGCCCCGCTACCAACAGTAACGTCACCATTAAACTCTTCACCTTCAATCGCTTCCCATCGATGTGCACCATATCTCATGAATGTAGAAGCGGTCAAATTATTCGTATAAGATACGTCTTTTGTGAATTTTGCCACAACATAATTATACTCTCCGACCTGTTTTAGAACAAGAACACCTGCCCCGTTTAAACGCGCCGAGGAATCTTCATTATCTGTAAATACAGTAAGTCCAGATTTATTTAAGGTGATAAGCGCTTGCAATACCTCTTCACCTTGCTCAGTGTGCCATATACCTGTAAGTATCTCTTCTGCGCTTTGTGAAATAGCAGTGCGCATTTGTTCCGTAGTGGAATAGTTTTCTAACGTTTCACTAACTTCCGAACGTATTTCATCTGCGGTCTGCTTAATTTCACTCTCATTGTTTGTAATTCGGGTTTCAGCATCGCTCAACTCAGTTTGCACCAATGTCATGGTGCTTCTAAATTCGCTGACGGTATTAACCACCTCATGCAGTCTTTGATTTAGCACTTTGGTAGTTTTATTCACAGATTGTACGGTATTGTCACGAACCTCTCTGCCCTTGCTTTGCACTGTATCAGAGTTTAATAAGAAACCTGACATTTGACGATAGAGTAATGGTGCATACGCTTCTCTACCCTCAAGTGATACAAACTTCACTAAATCTCCAACCTCAATGTATGGTTGTGCTTTAACCTTTGTAGATACCGGCGTGTAAGTTATCGTCGAGATAACATTGTAAATATTGCCAGCAATTGCACTGTCATGCTCTGACCCTGTAAATGAATACAGTAGTGGATTTGCTTCAATTACGTATGTATTTGTACCTTCCCCAACAACAACGCCGACATCCTCTTCGCTTCCGCGAATTTGTAACCTAGATATCTTTTGTACTGTAAAATCTGATATATTTAGCTTTTCTTTTGTTAGCGGTACTGTGTATATGATTTGTGGGTCAAAATTTGTGCCCGATTCACCTTCTGCTTCCGCAGTTGGATAAATCGTTACATTTGGATAAATCGTTAAACTTGGATAAAGTACAGTTTGCTCTGTCCATGACAACTGTAACAGTGTCATTACACCAGTACGAGATGCACGAATAAATCCAGCGCACACTTCTTGAATATAGCCAAGAAAGTCGATGCCAGTGGCCTCTTCAACAAAGATATTTTTTGTGACCATAAAATCACTATTAGTAAACTCTGTTGGGAATTCATATGACACTCCAACCTTTGTGCATAAAGATATTAATAAATCCCTAAGCGATATCGGGAATACAACTTCATCATTCCACCAACTACTTACATCGGTGTCAAACTTCTGCAAATTGTCATACGCCGTAATCTTGTAAAGATAATCACCATCATTGACTGCATCGACAATCGTATATACACCCAATGGAATATCTGTATTCAATACTCTTTGCGACAATGTGAGTGTTTGTCCTTTTAAATCACTGATTCCTTCTGTGATATTAATCAGTGACATTTCCAAACAAGACTTCTCTACAGCACGAAAGTCGATATCATCGCCTGACGATATCGACTCCGTAATCGTAGTTGAGCCGTTTAAAATATTATTTGCAGTGTACTGATGCGCGCCAATCGTTAACGATATCTCACCATGAAAGTCATCAGATTTAAATGCGCTTTTAATTGTATCACTTACATCTATCATAAACGCTCCTTATTGTTCAATGAATGAAAGCGCCAGCCCCCACCAAATTCCAGAATTTGTGGCACGCACTAGCTGATAATCCATATCGCCTGTATATGCCGTCATCGTGCCGGACATGCCTAATGCATCTGAGTAATAGGTTAATGTGATGTACTCTTTACCTTTAATCAGTGCCCGCATATCTCTTAATTCCGAGCTACTCAATCGGCGGTCCCACTTTACTTTAATCGTGCGCACTCCCCACCTAACAGTGGTTTTATGCATCAATCCAGCAGAATCCCGATACCCTTCTGACTGCAAATCAGCCTCTTTATACTCCATTGAAGTCGGAGTTGGAAGCTCAGTCCCATCGACTTTTAATACGTCCATATGTGCCTCCTATCAGCCTAATATCGGCGTATTGCCTGTGCGCCGTGTGCGGCTATTAATCTCTTCAATCGCCGTGTCTCCAATCGCTTTGCTGGAGATACTTAAATTTTTAGACTGCACAACCGTAATCAATTCCCGCAACAACTCCGCAACGTCACCGCCGGAATTTTCATTTAACACATCACGCACTGCCGCTTTAATAGTGTCCAACGGAGCTTCAACATTTGTTCCAGACGACTGGTCACCGAGGACCGCAAGGAATTCTCTATTCGGAGGAATAACAGCGCCCTCAGCCAGCCTTGGTAAGTGAACGCCTCCAAGCAATCCGATATTGATTCCAAATCGGTTACCACCAATCTCCGGCACCCAGTCCGGCACTTTAAAGCTCAGTTTGTTTAAGGACCGAATGACTGCGTTAACACCGCCGACAAAACCATTTGCCATCATTTCTACGCCGCCAATAATTCGATTAATCCAGCCTCTGATACCATTCCACATGCCGCTGAATATATTTACGACCGTATTTTTCATACCATTGAAAATACTGGACACCGTAGTTTTTACCGCGTTGAATGCCGTGCTTAATCCGTTGCGAATGTTAGAGCCAACAGTATCTAATTTACTCTTGAGCGTATTGAATATATTAACTACGTTATCTCTAAGTCCAGTTACAGTCGCACTAACTGAGGTTTTAAGCCCGTTCCAAATATTTGATACATTGGTTTTAATGCCTGTAACCACGGTACTCACACTGGTTTTGATGCCGTTCCAAACCTCTTTTAATCGGTTGCCAAGGCCGGTAATGATATCTATAGTGGCTTTTTTCAAATCTTCCCAAATCTTTTTGATGGTATCGATTAAACTGACAATTCCGTTATAGAGGCCTTCAATGAGGAATACGCCCGCCTCTTCCATCAATTTTGACGGACTTCCAATTCTGAAGAATTCTACAAATCCATCATAAATGGGTTTACAAACATGATTCCAAATCCACATTCCAGCATTGGCAATCGCATTGTCAATACCTAGCCAAATGCCCTCAACTACATTACCACCAGCTTCTTTAGTGTCCTTAATCCATGTATTGAAATACTCTTTGACACCTTTCCATGCAGTAGATAATGCGTCAATAATTACGGACCCAAAGTCAAATGCGGCACGGACTGCGGCACCAATTAAATTGCCCAATTCGCCAAAGAAAGCATCCACATCAATTCCTTGCAGTGCCTCACCAATTGCATTCCAGATATCAACCGGCAATGCCTTCCAATCAATTCCAACAATCGCACCACGAATGAATCTAAATACGGCTTTGAATTTCTCTACGAAAAATCCAGTAACTAAACTCCAGTCAATTTCCCGCAATGCACTTTGCAATGCCTCTGTTATTAATGCTCCAAGAGACTCCCAATGGAATTCCTTAATGAACGTAACAACAAATATCAATGCATCATTAATACCTGCGCCAACCACCTTACCGATTGAAGTGCCTAACTCTGGAACCTCAATAACGCCATTTAAGAACGTGGCTAATGAGCGGGACAATCTCCACGCAAAGTCCTTAATCGGGCCTGTTAAATAATCATAGGCAATATCCAATCCATTTTTAATTGCTTCCCCAACCATGGTACCAATCTCAGTAAAATCTGCGTTTGCCCATGATTGTTTGAACAATTCTGCGAGGTCTTGGAATTGGCTTTCTACATCGACGACTTCGAAGCCTGCTCCTGCACCGGCTCCTCCGCCGCCACCTCCGCCTCCTCCTCCTCCACTTTGGTCGAGAAGATTTAATTCATCGAAGGCGGCTAATTGGCCTTTTGCCTTATCTGCGGCCGCACCTGTTCCACCAATCGCCTTACCTAACCCTTGTTGTGCTTTGGTTGCTCTAATTACTTTTCCTTGCCCACCTAATGCGGCAAAGAATTGACCGATTGCATTTGCGGCGCTGATTAAGATATTAATCAACGTTTGTAATATTGGGGCAACAAATTGGAGGATTGGGGCAAATGCGGCGGCCCATGAATTTTTCAGCGTAGTCAATGACGCGCTTAATGAATTCATCGTAGTTGCAACGGAATTTGAACCGCCGTTAAACTCTTTTAAATTGTTGAATCCTTCTTTGATGCCGTTACGCACTTTGTTAAACAGGACAAATACACTTCGGATACCTAAACCATATCTCAGTATATTTTTAAACAGCCTCTTTACTGACACTCCAGACGAATCTGATGCACGCCCAATGCCAAGCAATTTAGATGTAATGTTGGTCAACGGTGATATTGCTTTACTTGCAAACCCCGCGATTGTAGACCCCATCTGCTGGCCCATTGAAACCACTGCATCACGCGCCCTACCTGCAAACGCACTAACCGCCGACATCGCACCACTGAATGCATTTCGAATCGTTTCGCCAAGCCTTTGCATTGCACCAGAACTCTGCTCGGCACCTTGTTCTACATCATCCATTGGGGATTCACCGCTTAGTGCCTGTGACTGGTCGAGCAATATGCGCATTTGATTGTTCAACTGCGCAAGTGCAGTTTCCGCTTTCTGATACTCTGCGGATTTAGTCACATCGTAATTTTCGATTTGGTCAAGTATTGACTGTGCCTGTGAATTGTAATATTCGGCGGCAGTATCATCACCACGCTTTCGCGCGGAATCTGCAAGTGCCTCATATTGAGTCATTTGCTTTTCCAATGACTCAAGCTCTTTAGTTTTAGTTTTTCCAGAATCTAAATCTTCCAGCTGTTGACGTAATTTTTCGGCTTTCGAGTTTACCGTATCCATCCGTGTCAGTAGAGATTTAAATTTAGCGTCTAATTGTTTTCCCGACGAGGCATCGAAAATTTGTTGAATTGCTGTTTGCAATTGCTTCGCTTGTTGGACTACATCCTTAGTGGACAGCTTGACACCAAGCTTTATTTCGCCGTCATAATCTGCCATTATTGTCCTCCATTCCACATTTTCCGCGCTTCATCATCCAGCTCTTTTTTACTTACTGGCACACTATCCCATTTGAAATACTGCGGATTATTATGTCTAAATTCTCTTTCCCACTTTTCTAATTTTTTCTGTTGTAGAATCTTATTTCGGATGGAAATAACCTGTGCAAATGTTCCATCACCAATGGCCAGAAAATACCCCATGAACGTCCACCAATGGCAGTAAGGAAGTGCACGCACTTCTGTGCCTGCAACCTTATTAATTGCACTGGATAATAAATGGGAGTCCAACTGCCAGTCAATTAGCTTGTGATTGACAGAGGCCGCCGGACTCTCTAACTGTCCACAGTTGATAAATTTAAACATTTCACGCACTGCGTCAGATAACTGTTCATCCGTTTCAAATACAGATAAATCCTGTATCGTATCGATACCTGAATAGAATATTACTAAACACGCAAGCATTCGTTCGCGCTTAGTTAACTCTGCATCCTCCAACGCAATTAAACAGTCAAGTACCATCCGAAAGTCACCATCGCATCGAATCTTAAATTCTTTGCCTGCAACAGTAACAGTTTTCGGTAATGTGTACATTACTTTTTATTTTTGTACTGCGCCGTATATTTCGAAATGCGGGAATTTAATTTATCCATTTCTCTCGCGATGTTGTCCGTGTAAAGATTGCCAATCACATCAATGATATGCTCATAAGTGAATTTGCCATCATGCGGAGAGAAAAGGTTGACTCCCTGCGCACACACTTCAGATACGTTTGAATCAAACAGCTCATCAATTAATACGCGCATTTTAGCATCAATCTCTTTCAGGGTATCCGCTGTTTGCGCAAGTGATTCTTCCGTATCTTCAACATTCACCGAAAGCTTTTCAGCCGCCTCATTTGCTAATTTACTAAGCTTTGGTAATATTTCACGCATGCGCGACACGATATTAACGTCCGAAGTATCTAAATATAAAATTCGATTGTTGTCCCCATCAATCCGAAAGCGTTTTTTTCGAATCGGTGAAAGGTCAATGTCAATTACATCAGTAACTTCAGGGGCTTTTTCTTCTGTGAGTGCCATATCAACCACCCACTGTTACATCGGCGGTAAATGTAAAGTCGTCAGAAAGTTTATCTACAGTGCCGGTGGTAATGTTGTTGCTGAAATATACCGAGATTGGGAAGTTGACATTTGCGTCACCACCAATGCTGTTGTAAGCGATGGTGCATCCATCATGTTTTTCAGCTTCATAGCCATTAGTTGCATTTCCAATAAATGCCGTAATGACGTAAATAGTAAACTGATTCAGCTCCGAGATTGCATTTCTACGGCGGATATCATTAAGCATTGCCGCAAGTTTTGAACCGCCTAATACAAGGAACGGGTCAAAGTCCTGCTGGGGCTGAGTGCGGTTAATGTCCGTATAATTAAATCCACGGATATCAGTGCTCGTCGTAATATCTGCATTGTACTCAATTGCAGAATCTTCAGTACGCGTGCCAAGAATTTCGCGGACCTGAGTTTCACCTTCGTGCCATTCTGCGACGGTAATGAGCAATTTACGCTCTGCACGCTGTCCGGCCGACAGATTGATTTGAGCAGGTGTTGTTTCCATATTTTATCCTCCTAATTCCAAATTGCTTTGGATTTATCTATATAGTCAATAACGATTGATATTGAATAGCGGGCTAACGCCGGACTTACTGTCGTGTCTACACTGTTGAGATTTGGGTGGTCAGTAGTCGTTCGAATATTCTCTACGACACAATCCGGCCCAAAATCTGGAAAGTTGCGTAACTCTGACTGTTCATCAATCCACGTTATGATTGCTTGCACATCCAACATGTCATCGATATTTTCATTGTCCCGATTTAATACTACTGGGATATAAGTGACCGATTTAAAATCAATCAGCGTAAATGTGTATCGTTTCTGGATACTGCCATCTACATATGTGCGATTAACTGCGCGGTCATTTGCAACGGTAATAAATTGCTTGTTATCATTTGCGGCCTTTATAAAGTTAAAGAATACTGGAGACTTTTGAATGCTGGGGCATGTTAATAAGTAATTTAATACTGCTGTTGCCTTATCCATCATATCCTCCTTATGATAATATCTTTAACTCCCTGAATAAAATCGGGGCCTCTATCCCGCATCATTGCTTTATCCCATTCGCGCGTTGCTAACGGGTGCACCTCAGTACTATAGGATATCGCGCGGCCTGTTGGGGATTTAGCCTTGTTTGGCGGACTCCACCAGCCTGTGATAATGCCATTTTCGATGATTGGAATATTTGGTCCATACACCTCACCAACATACTGATAGTGCGCGTATGGGGATATATACCGCACATATTCCGGCGTAACCTCAATCGTTTGCGCAAGTGTTCCAGTTTCCATCGGGACATACGGGTCACACATTTTTGCTAAAAGATTGTGAATCTCCAGCATTGTGTTGTCATCAATTGCACCGCCAACTTTTTCTGCAATATCATTTACATCAACGTTCACTGTTATTGTTACCGACATTGCACTACTCTCCTGTGATTAAGTAATGTGGGTTATTACGACCAACTCCCGTATTGACCGCAACGGTTTTGATACGAAAGCATTGGTTTGCGTACTTCGTTAGAAAGTCCGATGCACGATGCCCTTTTGTGTACTCATCAATCGTGTCATCAACTTCTCCACGTACCACGATATCATCCGGCGCTAATGTGAAATACGAATCCATCTTATCATTTGGAAGTGTGGTCCAGTCATACGGTTGTAGAAAATTCTCTTGTTCAGGAATTCGGCATGTAACGCCGCCTGTTTGAATGGTCACCTCTCCTAACTTTACCGTTTGGCCGGACTGTTTCCAAAAGCATTGATTAAACACATGTCGTCGCCAAGTAACCACACTCGTTTGGGTGTCAATAAACTGGTTATAAATCGTAACTGTTGTGTCCCACCAGATTGGATAGTTACTCATCAGGATAAATTCCTCTCCAAGTCACTTTCTTTCCAGCTTCATTAACAACTCCTTGAAGTCCCAACATAATACACTCTTTAATCTTTTTTTGCATTGAGCTGTTAATCTCACTGGCAGAAAGCACATTGTAAGATATTGACACACCGTCGTTAGATTGGCTGGTAATACCTGCCTGCACACCACCAGTAGTTTGTCCGTTTGCATTAGGTGATGCCATTGCCGCGGATTCTGCGGTTAACAGATTAATCAGTGTGACCATGCACCGCTTAACTCTGTCTGGAAGAACAGTATCCGCTTGCAACCTATTAAATGTATACCAATCAATCAACGTTTCTGCGCGATATTCTAAATCATTAAAGGTGGATTCATCTAATGCACCACCACCAGCTGTTAAGTACTCATCATAGGTTAAATACATAGACTCCTCCACCTCTAAATCATTCTTCTACTTCTTTTCGACGACCGCGTTTTTTCGGTGCTGGTTCAGTGCCGGATTCAAGCATTGCTTCCAGCTCAGCAATTTTTGCATCACTTTTTGCAAGCTTTTCCTGCAACTCAATGACCAACGCCTGCAACGCTTTTGCATCGTGAGGGACTGCCCGTTCAATCACCTCACCTGTAGATTCATCCACCACATTGTATCCCTTGGCACGATATCGTTCCAAAATATCTGGAATATTGTCAACCTTGAGGATTACATTTGCGCGTTGAATAGTTACTTTCTCCATGCCGACACCTGCTTAGGCTTCGACATTAAACTGGAGTGCGTCTGCCTTTTTATTCAGGATGAATGCGTCTTCGAAGGACTCTTCGTAGTATGTCCATTTGCCTTCAGACATTGCGGACGGTCTGTCCAGCTGAGAGAAGGTGTAGGATACCGGCGTAATAACTGCTGTCGGATGAACAAGGAACATGTTAATCTGCTTTGCAGTTTCGGACGGTGCCCAACCAGAAGTGAAGTCATATGCGGTCTTCATGAGTACTGCCGGAACGCCAATGATTTCAACCTCATCAAGACGGTTGATACGACGGTCAACTGCATTCGGACCAGATTCAACGTCGATGGAACGGCTGACCTTATCGGCATTCTTAATCAGCTTTTTGACCTCATGTGTTACATACAGGATACGACCATTTGCCGGAACACGGGCATTGTCCATGTTAAGCATCAGGTTATCAAATACATCAAGCACATTTGCAATTGTCAGGGCAGTAGTGTCTGCTGTTTTACCTGTGTAAGCACCGTGAGAATCATCGCCAGCAATGGAATGTGTCCAGTCATAATACAGTTTGGAAACAAGATAAGCGTCCATTTCAGGGAATTTTTGCTCTTCGTTGAAGACTCTTGTGATGTTTGCGATGGAAGCAACCATATTTGTCTGGTCGATATCCATCGGATGAACAAGTGTAGACCACTTACGTTCATTGGTCAGAGTCTTTGTTTCCCACTTGTTATCATAGTTTCTCTGTGCCAGTGCTACAGTATCGCGGTCTGCATTGACACGGCCTGTGGTGGAAATGCTCGGAATTTCGATTGTTTTTGCATTTACCCAACGGAAGTTACGGTCGTTTTCAGTGTTATAAAGAGCACCGAAGTTTAACTGATACGGAAAAGCCTGTGACAGTGCACGACCATATTCCGTTGCGTAGTTAACTGCACCAACAGCGCTATTTGCGCCACCATTTGTTGTCGGCATAAATTTTCCTCCTAATTAATCATCATTGTTTTTTCTTGGGTGAATCTCGGTAAAGTGGAAAGCTTTACTGAATCCACCGGTATTATCAACGGGTTCTACACCGCCGGATGTGGGTGCCACGAATGTCGGCTTTGCCTTTGCCGGTGTCGGTTCTTCAGCACGCTCAAATGCGTCCGCGTTATCTTTCGAATACGCTACTGCAAAATCTTCTGCGCCAAGAATCTTACCGTCCTCTAACTGCAAATCTTTCGCAGTTAACGCGCGAATAAAGTCACGTTTAGCGGCGGCGCTGGAAAACTTCTTACTTCCAGCAAACTCTTTAACAGCAAACTCATACGCCTGCTTCGCAAGTTGCGCCTTGTAATTTTTAATGTCGTTATCGTATTTCGACTTTAACGAATTAAAATCTGTAGACAGCGCAGTGAGTTTTTCTGCATCGGTGCCTGCGGCGGCTAACTTATCATTGAGCGCCTGCAAATCTGTGTCGCGGGCAGAAATAGTATCACTTAGCGTTTTAATCTGCTCATCTTTTGCCGCAACGTCATCATCATACTTTGACTTTGCAACATAATGTCCTTCTTTTAAGTCCACAAATTTTGCACCAAACGTTTTTGCATTCGCAATGAATTGCTCATATGTAAGTGTGCCGTTCTCTGCTTTATCAAAAAGCTCTTTTACATCCATGGTTTTATCTCTCCTTACACTCTTTATATCCGTTATTTGTAAATCCGCATTACGGTTTGCGACTGAATGCACCTGATTAAATGTCTCAGGCGACATGGAAGATATCCCTCAACTCAATTATACTGAAAAACAGCCTATTTTACAATACAATTAAATTGTATCAAACCTTTATCTGCCGATATCCAGCGACTTGAATTCGCTTTGTTTTCAGCGACAATCCACACGCTTTTGAAAAGGTATCATAGTTACGCGTGCGCTCATCTACTTTACGCTGATATTGTTTTGCAAGCTCATCCATGCCTGCTTGACGTGCCGCCACTTGTCCATCCTTTGCGCGTCGAATCTGAGTTTCTAGTGCGCGCTGATACTGCGTGCATTCATACATTGTTAAGTGCTTGCCATTTGCCATTGTATATCCCTCATGATTTTTCCGAATATACTCCTGCAACTGTTCCTTTGTAAAATTCGGTTTTGTGACTCCGACAATAATCGAATACACAAAGTGTCTACAGTTTAGGACTCCGATGGGCCGTCGAATTGGTTCAAACTTTTCCCCATCGATATCCTCAAACGCCTGCTCGGTTTGCAACTTGTCAAATTCTGTATTGGTAAATTGGTGCCCTTGAATCGGCTCATGGTCTGGTGCCGAATTTGCATGCACCGTTATTTCTTTCCCGTCCGCGTCGAATTGCTTACCAACTTCATCCTGTACACCCTGATTTATTGCTCGAATTCCATCCAGTATATTTCGGCGCACCGCAGTATCTAGCCGTTGGGAATGGAACCTGCCGGACTCTGCCTGATATGTCACATGCTGAATTCCACTATCTACTAAATCTTCAATCGTTTGTTGCATCGCTTTCTGATAGTCTGTTACACCGCCTCTAACGGCATGCACCGCGGTATCAATGCTGGTGTAATACGTTTGCGATATGGACGTTGGAATTAACCTTGTTGGGTTTGCAGGGTCACGGAGCATAAATGCCTGTGCACGCGCCAAATTGACATATGAGTTAGCAGTTTGATTAGCAATTGCAGTAACGACTCGTTGCAACTCAATATTTTTATTGAACGGAATGTATGGCAAATTACGATAATCATAGAATGGCCGAACATCTATATATGCACCATATGCAACCGATTTAATCAACTGCTTAATATCTCTGACCTGCAACCTAGTTACGCGTGCTAATTCTGCATTAATTTTCTGCACGTCACCGCCCATCTTTAACAACCGCTCTAGCCGATACACATCAGATGGTAAAATGGTGCCAATCTCTTTAATTCGATTTGCGATGATATTTACGACATAATTGCTTACATTTGCCTGCCGCACTACTAACTCATCCACCACGCTGTTAATGTAATCATCTGACAACATTTACTTCTCCCGCACGATTAGTATCCCGCCAGTAATTACCGTTTGTGCATGATGCAAACTGCCTTCCACAGATTTACTGTTAATCGTGATTCCTCCGGCAATATTTGGGCGGTCAACTGCAACTGTATTAGTATCAGGGAACAGTGACAGCGCCGGATAAACTGCTTCATCGGGGAACAACCGCACCTCTTTCACTGCCGCGATTAATATGTCACCTGTCACTATTCCTTTCATTTAAATTTCCTCTCTTGAGATTGTCTCCCCAACAAACAATCTCTTAATTCTTGTAGATATTACTTCCTCACCTTTTCTGAGTCGCAACTGATATTCCGATTGGGTATCTAATTTAAACGAATCTCCCTGCGTAACAAATACGCAATATTTTCCTAAATTTGCATCCCATACGATTTGCCCATTGCTCAAAAGATATCTATTTTTACCTACGTACAATTCAATCTCATCGAATTGTGCATCATCCAATGGTTCACCATCAACTAAATAGTCCAATACGATGTAAAGCGTATCACCTTTATTCTGTGCCATAACTCACCTCACTGCTTCCCAACTTCGCGCTCCTGTGCGCTAATATTCGCCATATTAGCCTGTTCCATAAGATTCTGCTCCATTGCCTGTGTGTTTTCTTCCTGAACCTTCCGCAGTGCCTCTTGTGCCTGCCGCTCAGTTTCACCAAAGTACCACATACGCGTCTCAACTTTGCTTGCAAGCCCATTCTGTTGCAGTGTAATGCGCTTTGACAGCTCTGCGTCAACATCCACAATGATGGAATCATCCCACTCAAAATTCACGTCATAGTCACCGTCTGGTGTAATGTCATACAAATCACAATATACATTCATGATATAAATGACATCTCTCAGAGTATCTTCAAGCGCCTGTTGGATATCCGCATTTGCCTGATATGAACGTTGCTTTAATATCTTCAATTCTGTGGCTGTTTTAGCCTCTGTAGCGGCATCTGATAATGTTCCACGACTAATTGCACATACGTCTTCAATTCGCATCAGAATCGTGTTTAAACCGTTTGTATAGGACGCATCACGTAATGACGGAGCATACGGATAATATGTTTCACCTGTCTGCTCAATATCGACTTTACGGAACAGCCTTTCTTGTAAAGTTGACGCTTTGGAATACATCTTACCGTCAGAACCCTGATAGATATTCAATGCATCACGGTCAACGTCAATTGCAAGCTCACCGCCTTCGTATTCCCATAACAGTCGGGAATACTGCATGTCGGCATCTTTAATCAGCTGTTTAGCGCGTGCAAATCCACTAACGCCTAACGGGCTATACATGTCAATGGTATTTGCCAACGGCATTTTAAAGTAAGCGAATAACGGCTTTGATACAGATTTGATTGTTGTTTTCTCGGGCAAATCTTTCCATTCCGGCACTTCCGACAATGGAATCTCATGTCCTAAATCTAATCCTGTATGTCCGCTATTCGGTGCATTTGTAGATTTAAAAGCGCGATTCTGAATTTGTACCTTATTGTTTTCCCATTTGTGATATTCCAAACGACGGTAAACCACGTCTTTATCGGATTTGGTCTGCACAAATGCCGCCTCTGTGATTCTTCCGCTGGAATCAAATGCAAGCGGATAGAAGCTGTCCGCTAAAATAAAATCAAATTCGATATCTGCTGTCGCTTCTGCGTCATCCGCCTTGTTAAATACTAAATACGGCTTAATTACCAACCCGCCAAGCGCAATGGCATATTCCATATTTGTCCGCAGTTTCTTTTTAAGTTTTTTATACTGTTCATTAAGATATTCCGCACGCGCCACATTTGTTTTCGGCACATCAACAGTGATTTCTTTCGGCTCTGTTGACGGCACAATGTTTCCAAAAATGTCCGGCTCTGGTTCTTTGTAATTCGGATTTGCTTTCGTTTGCTCTTCCGTCGGTGTGGTTATTTCTGACTCCATTTCCAGCAAGCACGTACGTGCTTTTTCACTGGCAATTAACGCCGGTAATCCTAACGACACAACGCGAGTTGGGTCGTCAGTAGTTGGCTCTTTAATCCACTCCGCTTCGCCTTTATATAGCGCAACCCATTCCTGAATAGCGTTTTCCATCATGGAAGACACCACCGGCGCTACATGTAAAGTTTGTTCAATTGTTCGACTTCCACCAACCATGCGCGATATCATCTCCTTTAACTTTTGCCATATCATCGACCACATAAATGTCTCCTCTTAGAAAAGTGACTTTCTCACCCTGCCAAACAACCTCTTTTCAAGCGCCTGTTTGTAAGGGCCTCCAACACAGTCCCAATGTTTTTTAATATATTCATCGGTATAATCTTTACAATCTATTACACTGCCCGCATACACATCATTAATGTGCTTTCTAGGGTTACACTTGGGCACCCATAATGCATCAAAATCAGTTTCCCCCGTACTCATATAAGTGAGATTGTATTTTAGATACTTTTGAAAGCTTTCTCCCATCGTATCCAATCCACAACAATTCCTAGACTGGCTCATCCAATGCAAATCATTGTCACCGACACCAACTTTCACGCCAAATTTATTTGCTTCGGCTTGAATTCGTTTGATATTTTGAATCTTAATGTCTCGTTTCACCTGCAAATGATGGGATGAATTAATAAAGTCCTCTTTATTCTCGACCAATTTATGGAATGCCTCCATCCCGACTTGCGTGTCGTAAATCATCCGTAAATGTTCGACGGTATAATAGCTTGGAATGCTTCCGGCATTCTCTATTAATTTTAACACATTCGATATATCGATAATCGGCTGAATACGGATACTGCACCAAAACCCACGGTCCCGTAACCTCTTTACAAACTTCAACCGACTTTTCGCACTGCCGGTATTCGTTTCCCACTTTTCCGTATCCCATCCCATAATAGACACTTGGAATGCATGGATTTTCGGGTCCAATATTTGCAAATACTCTTCCGGCAAATAATCTGTTTTAGTACTGAATACCATTGGATACTGATACTTATTACTTAGCTCAATCAATCGATATGTAAGCCTTTGTGTCCACTCTCGGCGCTGGAATGGGTCTGACATGCCGCCACAGTGCACTGGAACGCGATTCCTGATTAACTCGACCAAAATATCCTTAGATTCGTCATCGGTCTCTAAAGCCTTAAAAAAGCGCTTCTCGACCTTTTCAATTTTTGCCTGCCGCCACTTGGTCATTGTCTGCTCATTAAACATCTCATTATTCGCAAAACAATACCGGCATCCAAAATCGCATCCACGGTATAAATCTATTCGAAACGCATTTGGACAAAAGCGAAACGACTTAGTAATTTGCATGCACTCATGATATTCTTCCATGTTGGTCTCCTATATCAACGCATCTGGACACTTTGATTTTTTCTTGTCGTAGAAAAAGTAAGTACTCCACAAATCTCCTACGGCACCATACTCTTTGATGCTATTTTTCTTCAACTGATTTATACAATATCGATAATAGCCCTCATTGAATTCTGTCAAATCATGGTCCGCCATGTAGATATATTCTATACAACATTTGTAACAACTGCCACACCGATTTTTTGGCAATGTCACCCCAAACTTATCCTTTACCCATTGCCATCGGTAATTACGTAAGTTAGCACGCCCTAGGCACGACACGGATAATTCCAACAACTCTTTTTCTTTGCATACCCTGTTTAACGTTGTCCCCAGATTTTTCAATGCCACATAAACATGGAACCTAGGAATGATACGTTGAATAATGTGCTCATACGCTCTCCACATCTCTTGGTCATCGCCTCCGCAAAAATCGAATCTGTCATACAGTACCGAGCTTGTATAATAATTGCCAAATGCAACTTTTGTGCCAATTCCTTCGCGAATCGCATAATTCAATGCACCATTGGCAATTATCATGTTTTTCATCGGGTGCTCACACCAATCATGGTGTCCTGATACCTTTACCTCATCGATGTATAAGGGCATTTTAAGCGCCTCTGCAAGCTTTATTGAATGCACCCACTCATCCGATAATGCAAAGTTAATATGCCTCATGTGGTACAAATAAACGCTATAGCCAAGCCTTTTATAGTGCAACGCCGCCGCTATACTGTCTTTCCCGCCACTAAAGCACAATACGATATTTTTTACATGCGTTGGCAATTGGATTTTTTGGTATTCTTTCCATCGCAATTCCCCAAAATAATTCCAATTGCCATACCGCTCTAACAAAGTTACCAACTCATCAAATGAGTTATCCAATACCGTTGGAATTAACGTTTCCGGCGGGTCAAACTCTGACACTAACTGATATAGTTTTTCAATGTCGTTAAATAAAGGGGATACATTTTCATATGCATGAATTATCCGTTGCATTAAAATGCCAGTTTCTTCGGCCGTCCATTGTCGCGGCTACTAATCACATAGTCCGACATCGTTACCACATTGCCGTTTGACTTTAAAATGACCACTTCCCCATTCATCTCATTTTTACCGTTGGAGTTATAGAATACATACGCCCCTTTGTATTCCAGTGCCGCATTAACTGTTGACTTGGCTTTAAGCGCTTTGGCCTTCGCCTGTTCGTAACTAATCATTGTTTACCTCACCTTTACCATTTTCTGTAAATCTGATGCATTGATATTGTGTCGTACTGATGCATTATCCAATCTAAGCAACATTGTATTATTTGCGACTGTTCGAGACAAATACCGCGGAATGTCTGTGAACATCTTGTTACACTGGGCATCAAATATCACTACGCGCCCATGGTTATTGAAAATATTAATCGCGTGTGAACTGTTCATTCCTTGCCACGATACCGAAAGCATTCCTACCGCGCCATGTCCCCAGCCCTGCACTTTCTGAATAATCGCATTTGCGGCCGCATTTGCGCCTCTTGGCATCGTTGGAATATTGCTTGGCACGGGGGTGCCAAATAGATGCTTTTGATACAATGCCTGCATTAAACTTTTCGGCGTGCCGGAATAAATATTGCCTCCGCCGTTCAGAATGTAATTGTCGGGATTTGAAGTATCGATATGGAATACTGAATCCTGACCACGCCATGTGTTGTCTCTTGGCATTGCTTCGACATCATAGCCCATCGCCTGCAATGCAACCGCTGTTGCACATAACGCGCAATTGGTATGATATCGCATGTCACCTTTTCCATAGTTTGGATTAACCGCGTTTGATGCATGAATGTCCACTATCGCCTGCATGGAATCTCTGTTCATACGGGGTCCTAACAGCCCGTTAAACGGGTCATCCAGCGGCGGATTTGATACTGTCGGTGGTACTGTCGGCGGCGCAACTGCTACGCCTCCACCGCCTCCTCTGCTTCCCATTTAATCACCTCATTTCCACTTCGTGAAAGTGTATTTGAACCCGTACTTTTTTGCATTTGCTACGAAAAAATCATGCGCTGGTTTAGTCTCTAACCGTCTTCGCTCTGCGGCCAATTCTTGTTTTCTCGCGTCTTGCAATGCATCATATTTTGCACGTACGGAATTAAAATACTCCTGCGCGGCCGCTGGTCCTTGGTCATTACGAATCTGCCCGAACCTGTTCGTAATCGCGTTTAATTGTTGCGTTGTTGGTGAGTTAGCCAAATTTGCGCTGGCCTGCCGATTTAATGCAACAAAACTCACATCCTGTGGGACATCATTTTGGTATGCATCCCGCATCGCTAACCATCCAGAATACGCATCTTTTGTGCCAAATTTTAGATTTGTTAACCGATATACGCCCTCTGGGCTGGACACCACTATTTCTTTTGCGCCTATTCCAAATTCGCTTAAATCATCGGGGGAAAACGTGCCGCCTGACGGGTGATTGTGTAAAGATACATTTGCGGGCAAATTATCACGTTTAACGCCTAATTTAACACCGACCTCATGCGTTTTTCCCTGTGCTTTAACTAACACGTTGCCGTTCTCATCTATAATTCGATACTGTTCATTTTTTAAATTCGCGGTCTGTTTTGCAAACTTATTTACTGCCGCCTGTTGTTTAGTGCTCAATGCATACGCCGCGGTTCCTCTACTACCCATAATATTAATGTCCTTTTCTGTTAGCCCACTTTTGCAACGCATACCGTACTGCATCAATACTGTGGTTATTCGCATCGGGATATGCGCTTATAAAGTTGCCATCTCTATCCTGTTCGTATTCATAGTCCACAAATTCTTTGTACGTGTACGGGCACCGCCTTTTGTCTATATAGATATGTCTTAGGCCTTGCAACCATTTAATTCCATACCGCACTGACTCCGGTCCTTTTTCCGCGCCTCGCACATATCCGCCATACGCTCTAAAGTCTGCGATTGACTTTTCTTCGGCGCTGTCGGCTATTACAAGCTCTTCACGGGATACCTTGTGCAACTCATCGTATAGTGTCTCAAATACGACCTCATTACGTGTTTTGACCGTGTTATATTCATCGAATATATACAAGTCTAGTTTCTTTTGGTCAAAATGCATGCGTACGAATCGGAACGGGTCTTTTGCAAAACCCCAGTCAATGCCGTTATAAATGTGCTCAAACGTTTTCCACATCGGAACCTTGCTGATAACATTTCCATAGCCGTCCGTAATGGGCACCAACTTTTCCATGTCCATATCTGATACATTGGGGAATACATCGCCGCCTGTGCCAACTGGAACGCCCATATATTCATGTTCATAAGCTCTTGGATTTATCGCTTTCAGCTCTTCCGCGTCCGCTATAAATTCCTCACCTAACCACTCTACTGGTACATCTAGGTATGTGTTTCTGATAACAAGTGTGTTTGCAAGTTTCAATCTCTCGCATGTTTCCGCGTACTCATTCGCCCAATTGTTTTTACTGATAGGCGGGTTAAATGACCGAAAGTCCCAGAATGTATCACCGCCTCTTCGGGTTGACTGTGTGACTGTTCTCAATTCATTTTCCCCCGCATACTGGTCCAACTCTTCAAACCATGTGATACCGATATATCCAAACGCGGGTTTAATCGATTTTACTTTGGTTGCATCATCTAAGCCCATAAAGTAAATGCGCTGACCTGTGGGCATGAATACAATCGGGTTACTGTATGTTTTCGGTATATGGAATAGATTGTCCAATCCTAGCTGATATATTCCCCATACAATCTGTGAATAGATACTGTTTTGAATCGTATTGCCGACTTTTCTAAAACAAACTGCATGACATAAGGGATTTCTAACTAGTAAAAGGGGAATGGTCACACCAATAAACGAAGATTTAGTACTACCACGTCCCCCCGCGAAAACATACGTCCTGTGCTTGTGAAATAAGATATCTTCGAGAACCTTATCATACATCGGTATGATACAATCTTTAATTGGAATGCTCACCTGCATGCATGTTATGCTCCAAATCCTCAATCCTGTGATTGACAACCTTAATCTGTTCTTTAATCACTGGAATCTGCTCTGCAAACCCATTATGCTTTTGCACCTCAGCGGTCAACGTTTTTATCTTTTCTTCCGTTACCGCCTGATTGATTTTTAGCTCTGCTGATATCCTATTTTCTGTTGCCTTTGAATTAACAATTACCGTAAATATGGTTACTAACGCCGTTATTATGGTCGTAATTACCGCGGTTGAATCAATCATCACTGTCACCGTCCCTACTCCAATCCAGTTTAATTGCAATCACGTTATCAACCTGCTGGTTTGCTTTGCGCTGTTCGATATCAACCGTACGCTTTGCCAACTCTTGCGCGGCCTTTGTCCGCTCTGCTAAACTCGCCTCTAATCCAAACTGGTCTTTGATTTCACCCTTCATGACCTGTGTGAAATATTCCATGACCTCTTCTGCGCTTGCAATTGCCGAACTCCTAATCTGTGCCCGCTTCTCTGCGATATATCGAGCCACATTAGGCTT